CCCGCGATATGCCTGCCTACCCTGTCCGATCGCACCCCATTGGGCTGTGATTTTGCCGATTCGTTCTTTGATTTCTTTAAACAAAGTATTAATACTAGCGTCGGAATCTCTTGTTATGCCCTCTTTACTAGACAACATGGCTTCCCATTTAGAACCATTCCACTTAACTGCACCCATGCCGTCTTGGCCTTGAATGATTACATAGTTGGGTGATCGACTTTTGATATCTGCCCAGGTTACTTTTTCTAGTTTTTCCCATCTAACATCATGCGGCATAGCAAATTCTTTGTGTACCTTCTGGACGAGTGCATCAGCATATGGACCGCGACGAATGCCGGAAAGGTCAGGGATAGTTGAATCTTCGTCAAGAATTTCTCTAAGAAGATGGGTTATTGTGTAATGAAGTGCTTCACGAGCAGGATCTTTATCAGCGACCTTTCTAGTCACCGCTGGCTTGAGGATTTTGATGTTTTCTTTGAATATTTCTGTGCTTCTCATTGTTATGCCCTTGCCGTCTTTAGGATGCTTCTAAGCATCCATACTTTTTTAGAATATAAGTCTTGTAAATCCGCCATGTAGTTAGCTATCCCTTGCTCTCGGGTTTCAGTAGCAACGTCAAATATAGTTTTCACTAATTCAACCATATCAGATGAATCACTCAACAATTCTTCAAACATCAAAGCCGCTCGCGGTATTTTATGTTGTTCCCGTACTATACTAAGTTCCAATAGGCGAGACAGGTTACCTGGAGTATAGGAATCTAGTGAGCGTATATGCTCACCCACCGTGTCGATTGATTCATATACCTCTGAATAGAATGAGCCTAGAAACTCATGGTATTGTGGGAAATCACTACCTTCAACATTGAAATGGAAACCGTGTATCTTAGTGTACAAGACAAACGTGCTTCCTAACAATGTTTTTAAGTCATCTACTAACATTACTTTATCCTTATGTAGTATTTATCATTATGGCATAAATATAGATGTAGTTCGCGGATCTAGGCAATCCCAACTACTCTAATGCTATAGAGGAGCATCAGCTATGTGTATTTATTGTGGTACTCAGTACCATCGCTTAATTTATGAGAATCATTTTGGACCTATTCCTTTTGATGAAGAGGATAGAAGTTACGAAATACACCACATTGACGGTAACCATAATAATAACTCGCTTGAAAACTTACAATGTGTCTCTATTAAAGAGCATTATCAAATCCATTTGAATCAAGGTGATCTTAAAGCCTGCCTTATAATGTCTAAAAGAATGAGTTTGTCCCCGAAAGAGAAATCTAGGTTAGCTAAGATATCAAACGCCGGGCCACGCAATCCCTCATTCGGTACTATATGGATAACAGACGGGGCAACTAATAAGAAGATACAACAAGATGATTCTATACCGATTGGTTGGATCAAAGGCCGGTCCTTTAACACCGACTTTGCTGACAAATTTACTAAAAGAAGTAAGGTGGGTAAAAATAATCCCAGATATAACCACACACAGTATCATTTTAGAAATACAGGAACAGGTGAAGAAGTCACCCTTACCCCCGGTGAATTTTCACTTGCGTACGGAATCAACATTAAGAAAGTGCGCTGTCTGTTTCGCAAAAAGTTAGATTCAATTAAAGATTGGATTATTATTTTCTAATATTACTTTTGGTTTAGAAGATCGCTAGCTTTTGTTTTCCAAACATCAGGGAATATGCCATGCACTATTAAAACAATCGCAATTTTCCATGCATGACATAGATGCTCAAAATATCCCTTGTTTACTTCTTTTAAGTGTGACATTATTATTTCTTAAATGTCTTCAGTTGCAACATGTAGTGCTTGCCAGTCGCTCCCCTTTTCCAGGAATCAACAAGCTCATATTCAGGCAGTCCTCTGTCTAATCGGGCAATGAATGCGTCATATAACTTAACTCTACTAGGTTCTTCAGCGAAAAAATGTATTTCTATAGGTTCATGCATGATGGTATACTTTTTGACAATATCGATGACGGTGGCAAAGACTCTACGCGCATCACCTGTATTTTCGATTCCGGTTTTAGGTTTTCCATTTTTATCATCGATACGAAATGATACCTCAATAGGCTCGCCGTCGGCGGTCAGTGCGGCCTGTGTGTTAGTCATACCCAATAGCCTTATAATAGTCTCATATTCAATATTATTAGCAGTCACGAAAGTAGCTATGTAATTATTTCCAATTTGGTAAAAATCATATTTGTATGGTTTAGAGTCTAGTGATTCATTTGTCATCGCAGTGAGGTGTTCGGGCCCTTTACTCTTGAGACGACCATGCTTTTGTTGATGTGTTCCTGATAACAGTAGATCGGTACTTTCTTCTACTGAGTTACTGCCAACCGACATATTAGCAACATCACTTGCTTTGATGTGAACCAATCTTAATGTACCCGTTGCTCTTGCTTCCCAGTAACCAGTATTATGAATATGCATCATCATGTAGTATAGATACGTAGGATCTAGTACATCAGTAGCAGTGACTTTGATTCCGATATTGTCTGGTGAAAAGGTTTTAGTTGGTGTGCCAACTGTAGATTCACTACCATTGCGTTGTAGCCAAAAGTCAGCATCAGGGAAATTAGTCTTTACCGTGCATAGGTCCTTGAGTCTTGCTGATGTTGCTTCGATTAGCTCTTCCTCACCTATATCGATGTACTTGATAGGTCTTTTAGTTAGTGCGGCTGCGATAGCACGATGATTGCCATCAACAATATAACCGTTGTCTAGTACAATAATTCTATTTGAAAGATTTGGATCGTTGATGTATTCATCAACAATCTCGTGTTGTTCTTCGCTCAATCTTCCAAACAAGTCTTCAATAAACTCTACTCCATACTGCTCGCACAAAAACAAGTCTAGCTTTCTAGGGCCTATTGTTCCTACTTCAAATGGGGTGTCCCAGATACCCGTGCCGTAATCCCAGATTCTCTCGTCGTTATCTGGCTTGTTATTCTTGTAAATTTGATTTAAGGTGATAGTCTGGTCACTCGTATCTTCATTAGTCATCGCAATGATTCTACGAGGACCCTTGCTTTTGAACATGCCGTATTCTTCTTCATACGTAGTAGGGCCGCCGACCATTTGTCCTCCATTTGACCCTGCACTTCCTCCGCCTTGGCCGGTGCTTGCAGTCTCAGATAAAGCATTTCCTGCTCTACCGATTTTCATAAAACGAGTATAATCTGTTTCAGGATCAGCTAGTTCTTTTTCACCAGTATAATAAGTTTTTTCTAGGGGAAACAGTTCATCAAATTCTTGTAAGTCGTCGGTACTAATCAATACATCATCTACGTTGTTTCTTGCTTGAAATGCACAGAGCATACCCTTAGGTATTTTAGTGAGAAATACCGGGCCTGTCTCATTGCAACTTGTATTGATTATTATTCCGGGCTTCTTAAATACTACATCTTCCGCCTTTTGATGCAGTAAAATTAACTTGCCGTCATCATTTAACGTATCAAGTAATTCTTTGCTACGTGCCAATGATTCTTCGTCTGGTTCAACTAAGACAAGCTTATCAAACTGTACGCCGGCTTGTTGTAAGAATATCCCAATATTACCGTACCAGCTACCCAATGCATATATAGTACCTGCATTCTTACCCTTAAGACCTTTTGCTAACATCTTGCATAACCAAGTCTTACTCTCAACTAAGTCTGGGGTAAAGCTACCCTCTATTGTGTCGGGGCTTGCTTCAACCACAGTGTTTTCTGTTATTGATCGATAAGGATGATGGACTATCCAACGACGTTCCCCATCACCATTTACCGACTTTGTTACCAGTAACTGACGCACCCATCTACCTAGCCATACCAAGGCGATGTAGCTGAGCGCGCTGGGCGCCGCTTTTTGTATCTGGGTACCCACTAATAGTGGTATCTGCTCCATGGTAATAGAGTACGGCGAGGGCGGCTCGTCATCCTCAGAATCAAAAAACGTTCCATCGACTAACTTAGTAAGTTTATATTTCGACAATAATGCAGAAGGGTATTGGTCTAGCACAGATTTTACGTTGAGAGGGAAAATTTTAGCTTTTTCATTATTATCTAAATCGTTTGCACCTGCTGCTATCATTTCGTCAGCACGAGCTAGTGTAAGCTCGCGTATTTGCTGTACAACATCGGCTATCGTCTCAACATCTGCAAAATACAGAAGGTTTTTAATTTCAGGTTCATGCTTCTTGAAGAATGGAATCAATTTCGGAAAACGTTTATTTAAAAGTACAGGAAGAGGTACTTCAGAATCATCTTCGTCCATGAATTGATTTGTAGGGAAGTGCAATTGATACTTCTCCCCTTCATGTGTCGGTGTCTTTGGAATAAGAATATACATTTTACCTTGACGATTGTACTGATCAAAATAGTTCTGACCTCTAGTAGCAGCAGTACACCAGCGAGTTCCGCGGCCATAACGACATGCGGCTGCGGTGTCTTCCGGGACTATCACAGTTACGGTATCGTCTTCGTATACTTTCGATGCTTTACCTTTTTCTTCTTCTTTTTTGATATTTTTTTCGATGTCATCAAACTCATAATTGTCAAACATCATGTTTTCAAATTCGTGATATGTTTTAAAACGATTGATGTCACTATGTTCTGGCTTGATCATTCTACGTTTCTTGCCAAGATCATAGATTCCCAACACACCTTGACGATTGATATCCTCAAGATTGAAATTACCATTGGCATACATTCGTGCTAACCACGGGGTATAAACTTTATTTGGAGTAGGATCGGAATTTTCAATCGTGCCGAGAATAGTATTGGTCCAAGATCGCAGTTGATCAATTCCCCATCGGGCAATCCCTCCCCGTAATTTTTGGTGAATTGATATAAGGTTCATTGGAGGTCGGATATCTTTTGCGAGAGCTTGGAGAATTTTATCCCCGACCATCTCAGCAGTTTTAGCTCTGCTATATTCTATTAAGAATTCACGAAATCTCATCTTGGTTTTGGTACCGACACCGACGCAGCCGTCCAAGTACTACCGTCTCTTTTCATGAAGATGTTTCTATTAACAAAGTCCGCCAGGGCCAAGCTGGCGGCTGAGGTTCCGGGCCGCCTTTCCTTCTCTATGTTTGCAGCAATGACATAAGTTAGGTCAGCAATAGAAGGCAACTGATGAAAATCTTCAGGATCTACCAAACTGTGCAATTGACTCTTTAAATATTCTGCTGAGGGACGAGTTGCTTGTTGCATGTCAATGCTAAATCTGCGAGCCTCGTCACTCCACCTTATATAATCGTCGCCGGCGTTATGAACTTTATCCCAGTCAATCTCACCGTCATCGTCACCATATTCTTTTTGCATTGCTTGGTAGTAATAATCGTCATTCTGTTCCCAGTCAGATATTATTTCCCACATATGATCTTGGGCAATATCTGCAATCTGATCAATATACTTTTGTAACACTTCATCAGGCATGAATAACATACTATTTTTAAGCTCGGGTTCATTCTCATAAAAGAATTCAAGTAATTCTGGAAATCTTTTAGTCAATAAATTAACTACATCTACGTCGCTGTCTTTCTCGTCCATGAATTGAGCCGAAGGAAAATGAAGTTGGTATTTCTCTTTAGCATACTTTGGATTCTTTGGAATAAGAATATACAGTTTACCCTGACGATTGTAATGATTAAAGTAGTTCTCTCCTTTAGTAGCAGCAGTGCACCAGTGTGTCTCGGCGCCGTATCGGCAAGCAGCGGCTTCATCGTGCGGGACAACTACAAGAACATCACCGTTTTCAAATACTTTAGATGCTTGACCTTTTTCTTGTACTTTTTTCTCAGTGTTATCTATGGCATCCAGATCATAGCCCACACGCATTGTTCCTTCAAAGTCTTCATAAGACTTGAAAACGTTGATATCATTGTGTTCCGGTCTGATCATACGTCTTCTTTTACCAAGATCATAGATTCCCAATATATTTCCCCGATTCAAGTCTTCTAAATTGACACCGCCGTTGACATACATTCTTGCTAACCAAGGTGTATATTGTTTATTTGTAGTAGGATCTTTTGTTTCGATGACGCTCAGCAAGTCTTCTAGAAATCTCGCTCTGACCGCAGGGTCTTTGATGAGGAGGCCAGCCTTTTCTCGGTTAACTTCTCTAAAACTACTTCTCACCTGATCAAGCGGACCCACATTACCTCGATCAGCCATTACAGCTTTTTCAGCTTTCTCGCTTCCAGAGATTATCTGAGCAGTTTTCTTACGATCATACTCAAGTAGGAATTCACGGGCCCTCATAACTGTTACTTAGTCAAGCCCTTCATGATAGAACTCTCTTTTTTCATACGAGTGCCGGCACTCTTTGGTGTGAACTTACGATATGATTGTCCGGCGTTCCCGCCTTGCCCCATGCCACCTGCGAATGCAGTGTCTTCTTCTATCTCGCCGGCTGATTTGGGACGATACGTTCTTCTTCCACCCGGCTGAACTCCCACTGGACCTGATGTATCCGGCATCTCAGTTAGAACTTTCTTCCAGAAACGATTAACACTTTCGGGTAATGCCGGATGATTTTTGTCATACATTTTTTCAGTATCTTTTTCCATTCCTTGTTTCATTACTCGTAATACCGCTTTCTCATTTCCCTGCATCTGGCGAAGTGCCTGTAAAGTAAGAATTGGATCAAGTGGAATGGGTGAGTCAAATCGAATATATTTGTATAGCTTCGGTGCTACTCTTTTTAATGTTGCATAAGCGTCATCATGTTCCGGTGTGATGAATCCACCTGTTTGATTAGCAGTTGTCTGTGTATCACTTATTTCGCTGATTGTCCCGTTAAACTGACGATCTCTCGAACACCCATCCGTATTAATCTTTATAACCTGCTCTGTCGCGAGTTTTCTATTATAGTCTTCTTGTACGTGTGGTCTAACTCGATCATATACGGCATCAAACAGTTTATCGGGATCAACACCTGCGTTTTTTGCTTCGGCTTCAATTGCATCGAGAATCATAGAATTGCTAGGGTTTGGACCTATATAATCAACTATATATTGAACTAACTGGTCAAACGTCATACGGTTGTGCCATTTTTCTGAGGCTTCTCGCAGTTCTTTCTTGATCTTGTAGGTTTTGTTTGGATGCTTTTTCTTCATCAGGTTGACACTGTTTTCCGCATCTTTGGGATCAACATACTTGACAGTTGGCTTGCCATTGGCATAGATCACTGAAACTAACTCACTTTCAGATAGCATGATGCCCTGCAATATGGCGCTTTCATTATTTTTGCTCTTATTTCCCCAGTTCTTTGCGCCCTTCTTGCGGCACTGTACTAAAGCACCACTGGCATAAGCACTTGGCCATACTTTGTATCGTGCTTTAACTTTATGATAGCAAGCATCCTGCTTTTCATTAATCATTGATTCATGCACAATAGGTCCACGACAGTTTGGGCATTCGTTGAATGGAATATCTTGATTCATCATGTCTTCGTTCTTTTTCTTTCCGGCACAATGTGCTTTTTGACTAAAGCCTTTTGGATTAGAGCAATTGATACTATCTTTGTATGATTGACTCCACTTTTCGTTTAATTGAGTATCTTCGTTTGTCTTTTTCTTAGTAGCTACATTTTTAGCCTGGCCTCGACGTTCTGGGTTTGGGTCTTCTCTGCGCTTCTTACTAGCAGCATACTTGCGACCCTTCTTACCTAAATTCTGTGCTTTCTTCTGCGGGAGGCACTTCGGCTTACCTTCACTATCACTGCCTCTTGCACAAGCTCCGCGAATCTTGCCATCAGGACCAAAACGAACCCACTTCTCTTTGAACCACTTACGTAGATTCTCGTCAAGCTGTTCAATGTCACCGAATTCGTCACTAGTCATTTAGTCGGCCTTCTTATTCTTGTCTTTTTCAGTGATTGGGCCGCCGGTTACCCATGCTTTGCAACTACGACTACCTGCACACTTGAAGTGTAAGAAGTTGCAATATCCCAAATCACTTAAATTGATAGTAGCATTAGGATCAATATTATCTTCATCGCCTTTGATACCACTTGCTATACAGTCACGCATACTATCACTGACATCAAATGCTGCACAATTTCCGCACATCATTGACTTAGCTGTGGGTTCGTCTACTTTAAATACTTTACTCAAGTCTTTCCAGTAGGAGCCGGGCTTATTTGGATTAGCTGGCCCGTACAAGTATTCATCAATCGCAACTTGACGATTCTTAAGATTTAAATCGATATCATGGGTGGCACGGGGGCAACCTTTCTCAACTGCTTCTAGTAGGTTGATTATGTCACGCACTTATCCTGCCCCTCTGCTAACAATCATGCTTTTACGAATAGAACTCATGATTACCTTCCACTATTATTATTTGCCACTGCGGACTCACACCGAACCCACTTCTCTTTGAACCACTAGTGGCTGCTCATGTGACTACTAGCCTTTTTTGTTCTTGTTAGCTAACATGCCACGTTTGTTAGCAGTCGCCCAAGCAATATTCTCAGCTTCTTTCTTTGACTTGCCTGTTTTTTCTTCAGATTTCTTGATGTGCTTTACCATTCGGTCAACTTTAGCACCTTCCTCTATATTAGTTCCGGTTAGTTGAGGTTTTTCACGAAGTTTCTTCATTACTTGCGTTTTGTAGTGCGGAACTTCTCTCTTTGATAACCCCGTAACAGCTGGTTTGCCATCAACTAGAACAGCCCAACTATGTTCATCGTTTCCGCCCCATTTCTTAACCGTGATTCTTTTTTCGATAGGGTCTGCTGCCTCGCCAACACCGCCACCGGCGATAACACCGCCGGTCATCTCACGAACTTGTTTACCCTCAAGATACTGACGAACTGAGTTTAGATAATCTGCTGCTTTAGTGATCTTAGCCTGTACCCAGCCTTCGAGTCCTTGATCTTCAGACACACCTTGAAGCATCTCAAATGTCTGCTTAGCATTCTTTGCTGCTTGGAATAAGTCACTGCGAGCCATCTCGACTTCATGATCTCTACGATCTTGATCGTGAGGAATAAATCCGCTCTTTAATCTATGCCCTTGTCCTGGCACGATGATCAATTCATCTTCATCTAGGTGTGCTTCCTTGATGCCTTTAGCGTCCGGTGATAGTTTCCCATTAAACATTTTTCTCACTGAATCCTTAGTAAATCTGCCCTTAGAATCTAACTCAGCATCAAACTCATCTTTACTTTTCTTAGTTTTCGCACTTTCAAACATATTTCCTGTTCGATCTCTGGCTGAGCCCTGCAGGCGCCAGTCTGACCGAATCCACTTTTCGGCGTCGTTGAAGCCAGACCTAGTATTACTGAATTGCCTAACTTTGCCGGTTGGTAAAAACTTAACTTTAATATGGGACTGCCTGCCTGTACTAGGATGTTCAAAACCCGTATATGTGGCTACAACATCTCCATTGTGTATGTACTTACCTGTATTTACTGTTCCAGACCAGTGTGAAGTATCACCACTACCATACTCGTGAGTCCATTCTTCTGACACACTTTTCTTACCTTGACTCATTCTGGGTAAAGCAGCCGGCGATTCTGAAATAGAGTCGGCAAGCTTTTTATTAGGCTCTTTACCAGTGAATAAGCTACCTGCTTTTTGATTAGGATAGACGCCTTGTCCAACGTTAGACCGTTTCAGTACCTTGACAATCATTGGCTGTGCTACAGTTGCGACCGAGCCGGCTGTTGTACTTTCGTAGATATCGTTAATTTTCATTGATAAAATCCATCGTTATAGAGTATATAGAGTATTTATCACTAGTTGCTTCGATTTACGATTGTCCATCCACGACATTGATTGTACCGAAATAGCCAAAAAGGTAGGGAAGATTAAATCTTCCCTACCTGTATTATAGAAACTTAGATTTCGTTTCCGTTTTCATCAATGATCTTGTAGCCCTTGGCCTTTTGAGCTTCTGCCCACATGGGACCAATCGTATCCAAAAGATGCTGCTGATTTTCCATGCAAAAAACATATGAACCGGAATGTCTTAACAAGACACGCTTGTCAACATAAATCTTGCCACCTAGGTCTCTAAAGTTCTCGCAGGCCGTCCAGTCCTCGGAATAATAACGATTTTGACGTACTGCGGTATCAAAGTACGTCTTCAAGTATTGATCATACATCGGGTCAAGACCAATATCGTTCTTGTACTGCTTGACTGCTGGATGAGAATCCAGCTTACCGAATACATGCTTCTTCATAAGAAGGAAGCCAGTGCCCGCTTTTGAAACTTCCTGTAGGCCATCAGCGCCCTCTTCAGCACCTTCAAATCCATTGACGACCCACTTGATTGGCATCGTCTTCATTGGGTAAAGTCCACCAATGACATCAACGTCACGATTTAGTAGAACGAGTAGATGCCAAGGTTCCCAACCAATATCTGCGTCCACGAAGAATAGGTGAGTCGCGTCCGGCATTGCCAAAAACTTTGCAGTGAGAGTGTTACGTGCGCGACTGATGAGTGATTCGTTCACCATAGTCTCAAGCGTCCAATCGATGCCTAACTGACGCGCAGTGTTAGCCCACTTGATAAAACTCATGAACGTAGATTCAGTCAACATCCCGCCGTAACATGGCATTGCGATGTGAACTTTTGTAGTACGTAGGAAGTCAACGTTAACTTGAATTTGACCTTCTTGCGGAGCTTGCTGTTGTTCTGTTGCTGCTTGATCAGCAATTTCTTGAATCTTTTCTACGGGAACAGTACGCTCTTCGCCGCTCGGTGCAGTAGTTGTAATCTTTGGTTTCTTAGCCATGAAGTCCTCTTCTAATGTAAGCTATAAAGATATTTACAACAGAACGAGGGTATGGATTTTTTTTATTTGACAGAAAGTATCATATTTACTGTGTTTTGGCTAGCCTAAGCCAATCATTAATTATCTTTCTTCTAAGTAATCATTGGTTGTGATTCGATCAGCATCGATAACTTTTTTGATCGCAGCTTCTAGTTTTTCGCGGCTCGGGCCATATGGACTCACCTGCACAAAATTGACGAATGTATACATATCTGTAGTATCAGGAACCTTAGTATAGACTGCATAATTTACTTTACGAACATCGTCATCTTCATCGACTTCTTTAGACAGATAATAGTTATTGCCCAAATCTCTAACGATGTCGATATCTCTACCATCTTTGTAAATTGGTTCTCTTGTACTTTCACTCTCATAGACACGCTTATTGTGTTTGTAGAGTTGAGTTTTAGCTTCGCTCAATAAATGAACGAATTTTGCTTTTTGTGCAGGAGTCGCTTCATTGATCAACGGTTTGATAGTAGCAATCAACCTACGAATGCTCTCAGTAATCTGCAGGTTATTGTCGAATGTTTGTTTCATCTTTTCTGCTGAATCTCCGTATAAGTCAGTTAGAATTCTCATTTTTTTCTTGGTATCGGCACCTGCATATGCCTTGCGAATAGCACTTGCGTCACGCATTGTTTCCCCCGCGATAGGAAACTCGGCTACATCAGTTGATAACACATATGCATGTTTAGTCATCGGCTGTGGGTTTTGCATCGCTTTTGCTGAGTAAGGTTGCATGTAAGGAGCAGAACCATCTTTCTTGGGCTTGAAACTAAAACGAGGATCCGGAGCGATGCCCATTGACGGGTCACCCTCCATATCTTTTTTGCTCACCCCAAACACTAGCATAGTATTATCAGGGTCGCCGCCATTCATTTCTACCTTATCTAAGTATTCCTTTGCCATATATGGATTACTAACTGCCATAATGTTCTTTGAAGGAATGCCCAAAGCAGAAGCCATCATAGCACGATCTTGTGATGAGAAAGGACTCTTTGGTTGTTCTTGTTTAGCTGAGATAGCAAGATATGTATTCGCCAAACCAAACTTCTGCGCCAACTGCTTAAAGCTAGCTGCGTGGCCTTTGTGCAGAGGATGGAATCTCCCGGGATATACTGCTATCACATTCATTGATTAATTTGCTTCTTTGCGTGCATTCTTTTCTTCAGTGATCTCGTTGCGACGAGTCTTGCACAACTTAGCAAGTTCACCTAATGCCTTACGGGCACGAGTACCAGCAGCACTATTGCCTTTGTTAAACTTTTCGTTTTCTGCGAGGAATACCTCGAACTGTGCTTTGATATTGATTGTAGTTTCCATTGTAATTCTTTCTAATAGCTTATCTTTACAAAATTTACAGCGCCGCCTTGAAAACCTTCAATCTTCGCTCTGACATAAACAAAATTGCCTTCGACATTTGTGTACACCCTAGCATTGGACGCGATTTGCGGAAGTGAGTTTGCTGCTGCGTTAGCATTTGCCTCTAACTCATAGACTTTGAACCAATCCAAATCTACGGGCTGAGAAGCTAGTGTGGCTTCCAGTACAATGTTACCTGTACAGTTGGTTAAACTTATGTTGACCGTTTGCAGGTCTTTATTACCTAGATAATATGCCGCGGCAGGACGTGAGTCGCCCGTTACTGTATACGGTGCTCCGTTTCCTGGATTAACGTATGCTGTTTGTGGAAATAATATTAGTGTGGTAGAAGCACTCATGCTTTTTCTCCACACTGCCCGCAAAATATTGCAGCAGAAGACCAACCAACCAAATATGTGTAGAATACGAAAGCCATTATGTGTTAGCGACCTCTACAATCACTCCCGGGCCTGCTAATTCCTGTGCCACTTGCTCCAATGCTAGTTGTGCATCTTCCGAAACAATGTGTTGCGTTGTATCTTCGTCTTTTACAAGTTTTGATAACCTAATAACGATGGCTTCTTCTATCATTCTAGCCATATTAATACTCCAAATTATATAGAGTATTTATCTAATTAGGATGATTTCTTTTCTAATTTGTAGGTTTTACCAATGACATTGGGAAACATCAGATGAATGTAGGTTAACATAGCTGGGTCGTTATAATCAATATAGTAATGATCATAAATCCAAATGTATTTGTATCCCCAACTGCTTAGGGGATACAAACATCGAAGAAAAGGATGATTCGGGCGTAACCCATCAGTTCGTTCTAGATATTCTACAAACGCTGGCCTAAACTCAGCTTCTACCCTTTTTGTCTTAAGATAGGACCTAAACTTAGCAGGAGGAGTATTCTTAAATAGTTTTACGCCATGTGTCACAATAGCTTCAGTTATGGGGCCGGCATTAGCCAGTAATTGAAATTGCTCAACCAGTGCTAAATCGTTGCTAAAGAAGGTGATACGGTCCCCTTCTAGCCTGAACTTATTATTCTCTCGATGCAAAGCAAGGAATATACTGATTTTTTCCCGATCAGTATATGATGTTGTATGCATCTCTGGCAGACTGATGAGGTTTCCCAGCTGTATACTTTCTTGACCTCTGGGTGTCCGTACACTAACTCTATACTTAAATTTATTGTAGTAAAGGATAGTCCGATCTTCAGCTTTGAATTTCAATGATGCCGTCATGGCCAATCCTTGCGTTTTGCTTTTGAGTAATTTGGAAAACAATCTCGTCATTTTCTAAAACTGCCATGATACTTGAATTCGCAATGCGCTCAAAGAGAATCTTCTTTGAGAGGGGAACGCGAATCAGTTCATCGATCTTGCGAGCGAGCGGGCGGGCTCCCATCTTACTATCGTATCCTTTAGCAGCTAGGTAGTCAACTACCGATTCGCTCAAATTAAGAGTGATATTGTGCTTTTCGAGCAAGGGCTTCTTGACCTCGTCGAGGAACTTGATAACGATCTTCTTGATAGCAAGCGTATCCAACTTGTTGAACTTACAAATCATATCAAGACGATTGCGGAACTCAGGTTTGAAGAACTGCTTGAGTGCTTTCTCGTCTTCATCGGTTTTTTCTAACATACCGAAGCCAATGTTATTACGCTCATTGTCTGCTGAACCAAGATTAGAGGTCATAATAATAATAGTGTTCTTGCATGAGACTTCCTTACCGTTAGAACCGGTGATGCGTCCCTCATCCAAAATCTGCAAGAAGATGTTGAAGATATCGGGGTGAGCCTTTTCAACTTCGTCGAATAGCATAATCGAATGAGGGTTCTTGCTCAAGTCTGAAATCAAACGTCCACCCTGCACCTGTGAATCGCTGAAGCCTACATATCCCGGGGGAGGACCAATCAAGCCACTTACGCTGTGCTTCTCTCCGTATTCCGACATGTCATACTTGAGAAGCGGCATCTCCAAATTCTTAGAGAGCAGCTTAGCAAGCTCAGTATTATGATGAATAAAACCATTTGAAGTTTGATACAGGTGAGAATCCGATACTACACTAAGATCATAAAATAACGTATCGTCAATTGGAACAACATCCAGAACAGAAACCTCGGACCCATTTTGCTTGCAAATTATATCTCCAGTCTGCAATGAATCAAAATACAGACATTCCTCACCATCGTGAATTAGGTGTTTATCGGCAGCAGAAATCGTGTCTCCTGAATCAAAGGTTATTTTTCTACCCGTAGTTTCTTTGGTAATAGCAGCATTCACTTCTACCCAATTGTCATTCTCATCTTTGATTTGAATTTCGGAGTTTAAAAATTGCTCATGTTCAGGTACGAATGTGGTCTTTTCATAAAGACTAATGAGGTTGAAGAGTTTTGCGATAGGTAGAGTGATTTCTTTCATATAATTCCCTTTGTGTTAGTGACAGTGTATTTAATATAATACTATAATACTGTGTTTTTCATAAAAAGTAAAGCTGTTTGTTGATTTTCTTGCCCAAATGATAAATAAACATAGGAGCAACATGTTATGGCAAGACGTTTAGAAACAAGACTCGAAGGCAGCAAGCCCTTTAAGGACAGAATCGGAAGACCATTAATTTCCGTTGAAATTGAAAGATTATATGAATTTCATCATAGAGTAGGCTACACTCCGGACAGGATACATGCGATAGTCCAATTTATTTTATTAGGATACGATGATTGGAGTAGTATTTGGAATAAATTAAAGACCTTGCACAACGGTACATTAGAATACCAAACTCTACTTTACGGAGATGTTATGGGCAAAACCAAATATTTGGAACTTAACAAGAAAAAAACTAAAGGATTTGACCATTCGTCTGATGCTCAAAGAGAGAAGGGAAAAAAATCAGCCAAGCTATCAAAAGGAAATAAAGAATGGAGTGTGCGCGGGTTGGGGTATTGGATCAAAAAAGGATACACAAAAGACGAATCATTAGAGAAAGTGAAGGCAATACAAATAACTAATTGCTTAGATAGATACATAAAAAAATACGGTATTGATGAGGGGACCCAAAAGTTTAATGATAGGAAGAATACTTGGAAAAAAACGATGAACTCTTCGATTATTGGCAAAAAAAGAAGTCTGGGACTATGGAGATACGTAGAAAGATACGGTGAAGCTGAAGGAGAGAAAAAATATATCGAAATGCGTATTAAAAGAAATTCTAAATGCAGTATAGGAAGAGCGTCTGCCGAGTCGCTAGATGCACTTTCCCCAATCATACGTATCTTAGATCAAAATGGTATTAATTACTATATAGGAATAGAAGGAAATAAAGAATGGTTCATATTCAATAAAAAAGAAAAAAAGATGTTTTTCTATGATTTAACTATACCTTCATTGGGGATAATAGTAGAATATCACGGTGAGGGATTTCATCCTAATCCAAACTGGGAAGAGAAGATGCTAACTGAGTGGAGACAAGTTAGAACAGGAAAAGGCGCTAAAGAAGTGATGGACTATACTAAAATGAAAAATCTTACTGCAATAGAAAACAGATGGACCGTATTTGAAATCTTCTCGTCAGAGGTTTCAAATACGGTCCCCAGGATAAAAGACGTTATACTGAAATCAATCCGTTCTTAACAGCAAAATTGTACATATCATCGGTAATTTTTACAGTAACTTCTTGCTCACCCGCCAAACACTTACCCGTACCTGTAGGTCCCAAGAACAAGAAACTTGCGATGGGCTTCTTATCATTGCCGATACCAGCGAATGATACATAAACCCGTTCAAGAACTTTATCTACTGTCTCGTCTTGACCATAAAGCTTATCCTTGACGTTTGTGTCAAGCTGATGAATACGATCAAGGTTGTCGCCGGACATTTTGTCCGCAGGGACCCCAGTAAACTTTTCAACTTGATCATAGATCAACTGTTTGGTGATGACTGCATTCTTGTTTTCAAGCACCCGCTGCTTTGCACAAGCTGCATCTAGCAAGTCAATCGACTTGTCGGGGTTCTTGCGGTCGTGAATATAACGATCTGCACTTTCGACTGCTGCTTCGATTGCCTCTTCGCTAATACTAACGTTATGGAAATCATTCAGACGGGTAGAAAGTCCACGCAGGATTCGAACAGTAGAATCATGTGAAGGTTCATCGATAGAAACACGATAGAATCGGCGCATCAACGCTCGATCCTTTTCGAATGATTCGTAGTATTCTTCCCAAGTCGTAGATGCGATTACCTTAAGGTTGCCCTTAGTGATAGCGGGCTTGATCATGTTAGAAAAGTCAACAGCTCCAGAAGTCGAGCCGCCGGCACCCTGCATAGTATGTGCTTCGTCGATGAATAGAATAGCCTTCTTCTTGACAGTAAGTGCCTGCAGTACGTGCTTTACCTTTTCTTCGAAGTCACCTCGATATTTAGATCCAGCAAGCAACGTGCCGATTTCAAGCGAGTAAAGTTCATGGTCTAGCAAGAAGTCTGGAACTTCTTCATTGACGATTGCATTTGCGATACCCTCAGCGATAGCAGTCTTCCCGACGCCAGGGTCTCCCACCATCAATACGTTAGCTTTGAATCGCTTTGCCAAAACGTTGATGATGTCATCGATCTCTTTAGTGCGACCGATCACTGGTTCTAGTTTTTCATTTCGTGCAAGCTGAGTTAGATTGATAGTATATTCGTCAAGAATCTCGTCAGCCTGGACATCACTGATGCCGCTAGCATACTCGCCGCCGCGATAGTTCTTTTGCCAATGAGCGAGAAACTCTGCCTTACCGATGCCGTACTTGAGCAGGAAGTAATGTCCATGCGAATTGCCTTCACTAGCGATACTCATGAACAGATCAATCGTAGCCATCTGTCGGCGGCCAGTGAACAAGACCTGAGTAACAGAACGGTTCATGACGCGTTCGAGTGTATTAGTACGCTTTGGCTGGCTGGCTGGGTCTTTAGATTCAATCGCGTGCAGGCCGTTAAGATACGCTTCGACTTCAGTGATTAGCATATCTGTGTCGGCATTAAAGCTGTTCAAACACTTCCTAAAAGGAGAGTGAGTAATCAATGCAAGAAGCAAATGTTCTACTGTGCAATATTCATGGTTGCGTTGCTTAGCAGCTTCAATTGCTCGTTCAATGATATTTTCAATTTCGGGCGAGGTCTGAATGGTACTTTTCCTTTACAAAACTATTTATTTTTACTACGATTGATACTATCAATTATATCATTGTCTATATTATCAGGGATGTATGGCTTGATCAATAGTATTTGGTCACCCATCGTGCCATCACGAGAGGGCATACCATAACCAGGTACCCTAATAACCTGAGCAGGTTGTGTATTGGGTTTAATTACAACCTCTATTGTTTTTCCATTAATGGTTTGAATTGGAACTTTAGCGCCCACAATCAAGTCTAGTACAGAGATAGTCAGTTGCGAATATAGATCACTGCCTTTCCGTTCATATCTATGATCAGGAGTGATGGCGAACTCAACAATTAGTGTTACATTGTTGATGATATTATCATAGCGCATCGTGTCACCGTTGTCAACACCAGGAGGAATTTTTATGTTGATGACTTTCACCCCTTGGGGGGTACTAAGCTGTATTATACTCTCGGTTCCAGTATATGCATCAACCAATGATACACCAAGACGAGTGCGCATCACTTGTTGCTGCTGTGCGAATGGGTTAGGTCTGTTTCCAAAAATCTGTCCGAACAAATTTTCTAGATCAAACGCATTACCATATACTGAGAATTCTTCTCCCCCACTACCGAATGGATTATGTTGCTGTCTAGATTGAGGGCTGTCGTATCGTAAACGCTTATCGGTATCACTTAATATTTCGTATGCATTACTGATTTCTTGAAACTTATTAATGTCGCCGCCGCGATCAGGATGATGCTGCATCGCAAGTTTACGAAATGCACTTTTAATTTCTTCCTGAGTAGCGGTGCGAGATACCCCGAGAGTAGTGTAATGATCCATTATTAAATAATAGCAGATTAGCTAATAGATGTCAATAATTACTTTACACTACCTACTTCGGTATTTATGTTAGTTGCACCCTCAATCTTTTCCTTAGTGCGACCATAAGCAGCGATACCGAGTACGGCGCCCATCGCGATGTGGAATAGACCAGCACCCTGTAGTGAGATTGGTTGCCATGGAGTTGTTACGCTACCGTTTGTTGCAGCCTGTAAGATAGACCAAGCAATTGGAAACAGAATGAAGTCGGTAACACAGACTGCCATGTACACCCATCCCATTGCGGGGCGCCATTTCTTGTTGACCCAATCTTCATTGTCATTCTTAACTAAAACATCTGCGTTTTGGGCAGCATTGTTGCCGGCTTGAGTTAATGCGGCGTTATTCAGGTTCAACATCTGATTTGCTTGCTCATTGCGTTGCTGTATTAGTCCAAAGAATTCTTTGTCATTTACCATTGAATCATAATGATTATCATTACGAGCAATGATATCTAACCCTTCTCCTACTTCTTTATTTGGTAACAAGTTAATCATATCACATTCCTGCCATTGCTTTTAGATTTTTAATGTAAGTATCTTCTTCGTATGCTAGACGGGTGGATTCTAATCCCGCAAGGTTTCTAACTTCATTCAATTCAGCGGTTTCGGCGGCGGCTTCGGCTTCAGTTTCGGTCCTAGCTGCGTATTCATTTGGATTCAGAATCATGTTTTGACGGATGATTTCTTCATCAGCATCAAAATCGGCGCCTTCGATCTCAACGGTCCAGTCTCTCATCTTGATTCCAGTTAGTGGCTCTAACTCAGAAAGTAAACGAATGATTCTGCTTGGAACCTTTGATCTACGTTCGATTTCGACAAATACGAGATATTCACCGGGCTCGATTTCACCATCACTAACACTCGCGTCTAGTACGAACTCATAGCCTCTTTCGAACCAAGACACTAGGTCTTCGGCTGCGAGTTTAGACTTAATATTGAAAGTTAACGTAACAATATTCTTATCTTTACCCATTTTGGCTGCATATTCATCGACGGTTATCTTGGGTTCTATCTGTCCCACCATATCCATATAGTCTAGGCTTTCATTTAGACGTATCATATTTTGCCTCAATTATATCTGCGTCGACTGGAATATAGCAGAAGACTGTGCTTGGTCTGCTTGAGTAGATGGACCACTATTTTCAGATTTGCCAGCTGCGGTATCTAAGTCTTCGTTGTAAGCATCTTCGATATCTGATAGATCGATAGTAGTATCAGCGAGATCGATAGTACCTTCTTTAATGTCATCCATAAGTTCAAGTGGAACCTGAATCTCAACGAACCAGACCTTACGTTTATTCATCTTTGGATAGCGGGTACCTGGTACAAAATCTTCATAATCTTTTACTTCTACGGGAACGTTTATTTCGCTCTTGCCAAAGGTAACTTTACAGCCAATATTAGTAAGTCTCCGTCCACCTCTTGGGTCAGGCATTAACTTGTGAGGCCACATAAAGATGCACTTAACAGAATATCTACCAAGTACGGGACCTTGAACAAGTTCACCGACAATCCAATTTTTGAACGCGTACACATCAGCTTCATCCAACACTCTTTCGAAATCTAATAGAGTACTCATGGAACCGTCGCTCATGTAAACATTCTTGATGGTATCAACAATGCTTACAAAATCAATGTCATTAAAGAAGGTGTCTGCTGGTAAACTTTTCATACACGTATTTATCTTTTTGGATTATTTACCGTAATTTTGGGTGTTCTTCCTGATATCAGATTATTATTTATCATCTAAAACTAATTTGCACTTGCTCATAGTTTACTCAGTTGAAGTGTTCTAAGTAACTTTGAGAGAAGAGTTCACCTCTCATGTATCAGTCATTAGGAGACACATGTGACCAAACGCAAAACTAGCGCATTGAGACAAAAAGATACTAAATCACACAGATATGGAGCCGAAAGTAAACCACTTGACACTAGAGAATCAAAAACCATCGACTTTAATCAAACCCTGCCCCGTAGGGCCAAAAAGCCCATCGAATTAATACCTCAGAGTATAAATCAGGAAAAATACATCATCGCATTGACCGACCCTGAAACCGATATCGTTATGGTCAGTGGTCCTGCGGGAACAGGCAAGACATATCTAGCAATGCTAGCTGCTATAAAAGCCATGAGACAAGGAGATTGCGAAAAAATACTGTTGACCAGACCTGCTGTTGCGGTTGACGATGAGAAGCACGGGTTCTTGCCCGGCGACTTAAATGACAAGATGGAACCCTGGGTCAGGCCTTTGTTCGACGTACTAAGAGAGTTCTATACTACAAAGGAACTCGATTATATGGTCGAAGAACAAGTAATTGAAGTTACCCCACTCGCCTTCTGTAGAGGGCGCAACTTTAAACATTGTTATATTATTTTAGACGAAGGACAGAATGCAACACCCAACCAGATGAAAATGCTAATGACTAGAATTGGTGAGGGCAGTAAGATAGTCATTACTGGTGATGTAGAGCAAACTGATCGTAGAACAACCGATAATGGGTTATTAGACTTAAAAAATAGGATTCAGCAACACAATGTCCCGGGCTTCTCAGCCTGTGAATTTGATACACGAGATATTAGGAGACATAAAATCATTGAACATGTTTTGGAACTGTACTCTTAAAGAGCAACTGCCCTATTAAGACAATTAACTAGGAGAGTTAACCTCTCCTAGTTATATGTTTTTACTTGCGTCTTGGAGCTGGTCTAGTAGTTTTAGGCTCCAATGTTTTTTTTAGCCGCTCTCTATTCTTAGTAATAGGAGCTTCATTTTCCAACTGAACAATCAAGTTAGGATAAATCTTAAGATAGTATTCGCGCATCTTGTCGAAGGTAGTATCATGTTCTTTACCTTCAATGATACACTTGACAATCTTTTTTTCAGCAAAATCTAGAATAACGTTGTTACTGGCGAGGTCTGAGTCACGTACTCGTTGCGAGATTGATACCATCTCATCAATCTGCCCATTTACCTTCCGCAAAAAACTGATTAAAAGGTATCTCAATAATATTTCTCCACTTCTTCTGGATTATCATAGTTTACATAACGATCTGCTTCGTCATTCCAATGTCGATTGTCAACAAATGAGACATAGATGAATCTACGAAGTAACCCGATATCAAATACAAGCCCGGCATGTGACTCTCGAATAGAATATCTAAGACTTCCGCCGATGAGAAAATTACCCATCCTGCTGATTTGTATCTCTAATGTCTTGTTTTTAGTTATCGGCCAACTCTTATAGAAATAATCCTTGCTATATTCAGGATCAAATTTGAACGGCCAATTTATGTATGCTGATAGATAAATCATTCTTTCTCCATATAACCTGCTATCTTGATCGTTATTTCAGCTAGAACAAAGCTCTGCTAACGAGGCCGCGACGGATATTTCCGGGATACCCACTAGTGGCAAGTTAGCTAATCCATTACGAATAATGATGATTGCTGCGTCTTTTTGTTCAGGTGACTTCCCCCACAGATCAAGATTGTCATATAACCAGCGATATGTATCTTCAACCCTAGAAGGATACAATGAGATATATTGCATAATTTGTTGACGACCTTCAAGAATCTTACCAGTCTTGAACAGATTAGTGGCGGCGATGAGAATCTCATCTTCACTGTTTCCGATAGACTGGGGTGCCTTCAATGTACCGGACTTAGAATTGTTCTGCAATTGATTGAGACACTTACGCAAATCTGGATATGCAGCACGAACGTATGTGTCGAGAGTATCTAGCTCAAAATCTACGTTCTCAGCAACCAATACTGTTGCTGCACGAGCGGTAAACTCATTCAGATCGGGCTTTGCGAGGTGAAACTTGAAACAACGAGATTCACGCAATGCAGGAATGATCTTGTGTTCATAGTTACAAGTCAGAATGAATCTAACTGACGAAGCGTATGCTTCCATATCGTTACGCAACGCAGCTTGGAACGCCGGAGTCGTATAGTCAGCTTCATCCAGTAACACGACTTTAAACTTGCCGAATGGCATTGTTTGAGCAAAGTTGTTAATCTTATCCTTGACGATATCAACCCCGTTCTCGCGTGACGCATTGATCTCAAGGACATCATACTCTTCGATCCCCAGTTCGTGAATAAGAACTTTAGCAAGTGTAGTCTTGCCAGTACCTGGATCTCCTGACAGTAAAAGATGAGGAATAGAGCCTTCTTCTATCCAACTCAATACCTGTTCTCGCTGACGATCATCTACGAACACGTAGTCATCGACTGAGTTCGGGCGATAGCGTTCAACCCAAAGGATGTTTTTCATACTTGGTTTCTTTCGTTGTCATGTGATTTATTATAGTCAATTACGTCGGAAAGTCAATGTCGTTGATTGTTTTATATGCCCTATAAAAAAGATAGGCGGCGACCACGATTGCACCTAATGTCATAGGAATAATTTTCTTTTTCATGATTCTATGTTACTTGCTGTATATTGAAAAGTCAATAATGATCGTACCCATTATTTGGAAAATGATCAGAGATGCACCGACAATAATAATTGATTGACGAGGTCATCAACCCCTAGGCTTAATTTTCTCATCTCTGACTTAAAGTTATTCTAATACTCTTTGTCTGTCATCGTATAATCGTTGACGTATTCTTCACTTACTAATAAAATGTCATTGGGGTCTACCTTACGGATTACTTTCTCGCCTTCGTCGTCTTCGATGGTCTGACCACGACTCCAGCGACCGTGTGCTATCATAATATAATCGCCTACTTTAACATCTTGTACGTCTGGGCCAACAGCATATACCTGGGCCCAACGGGGACGGATACCTGCACTTTTCATATCATCATCGAGAAGAATAAGTCCTCCCCTACTGATACGTTCTCTAAACTCCATGCCGCACACTAAAATAGTGTTTTTGATTGGATGTAGCTTACGTAATTTAGTTCTAGTTATGTTAACTTTTTCAGCCATGTTTATTTAGTTTTCTTTGGTTCCGGGCGAACAAATTCTGGAGCTTCACTTGCTGGCTTCACCACGAAGTTAAGCTTTTCTTCTGCTACTTTGAGTGCTTCGATTTCCAAATCTTCGTCTAACGTATCCTCAAACTCTAATTCTTCGGGCAGAAGTTCTACTTTGGTTTCTGTGTTGTCAGCGACCTCAGCAGGTAAGTGATCAGGCTTCACTATGCTATCTGTCTTAGTAGTGACAGTGCGGTGATACCCTTCTACAACTTTTTTGGTTACCGGAACAACAATCCTTCCCTGAGCATCAATAGTATCTCCTCTGGCATTTACTTTCATGTTGCTTACCGCTCGAACTTGTTCATTCATATTAACAAGCCGACCCATGTCAACTGTTCTGCCTAATGCTGTTCTATGCTTTGCCATATTATACAACTCCTCTATATTATATTTATGTGCGAGAAACTACGATTATTTTAAAAATTCGTTGACATCTAATTGATAAAATAAAGAATTGATTTTATGAACCCCGATGAGGAAAAGCACAAAACTTGCTACGCTGGACCCGCGACCCACGCCCCATACTAAGTTATTGGCTCTCATCGTATCTACGAGATACTTTAAGTAACGAAGAAGCATAAACATATCTCGTTCTTGATAAAGAAGCAATTCTTCGCCTGCACGTTGTAACTCTGCTTCAGTTGAACACTGATCTAACACGAATTTAGCGATATCGAAGTTTTTATAATCATCAGGAATGAACCAATTTAATTGCTTTTCTTGATCAAAGTCAGTGATAGACTGGTCGCTCGTCAGGTACTGAATCATTTCAGGGGTGTTTTTCAAGTTTAATCTTGTATCGAAATGTATTGGTTCGGATACGAACACTCGCTTTAGCGTAATATTTGGATCAGTCATGTACATGTCGAGTAGTTCATGTTCAGAGTAAATAAATTGTCCAAATTTATCTGTAATCATATAGTAATAATACATGATTTACCGCAAATTGTCAACCTATTTTTTAACTCTTTCCTTCCAAATTAATCCTAGCTCTACCCAAACTTTTTTGGCAAACAGGTTTACTATTTTGTCATTCGCATCTTCATTTTCGCCGACACTGCCGTCAGCTTGGTTCCACCAAGCCTTCTTACTAAATGCACATTCTGCCACTTCGGAAACAATATTGTATTTTACTCCATCACTCAGGGATGATCCCAAAACCATATCAGTAATTTTTATTCGGCCTTCGGTGATCGCATTTAACTTCAGAAGTAAAACCATGGCAAATATCTGGTCATGTGGATCATCTGGAAGTTCGCATACTTTTAAATTAGCATTCTTGTACAGTTGAATAGCAGTAGTGTCCTTACAATTTACAATTACTGCATTCTGTATGACATCAGATAAGAAATATGTTATCCTATCCATAGCTATATTTTTTTCCCTAGCCGATTCGGTCTCGACTAGTATAGAAAGTACGATTTCATAGCTATTAATGTGGTACTTATTTTCAAAATGTATCCCAGTTTGAAAATAAAAGTCTTTTTCAATTCGCGTATTCACTGTTTATCCGACTGAATGTTGATTTTAGTATCTATCTTTTGTTTAACGAACAACTCGTCCATTTTTTTAGTGAGTTGAGTACGATAGCTTTCTAGTGCCATTTGTAATTGTTGTATAAGGGCCATGTTACCAGTTCTATGTGCAAAACTTAGTTTTGTAGTAAGTCCTGATATAGTTTCGTGAAGTTCTTCGGTTGATTTACTAGTTAAATCAGCCTGCTTAATGAATGGATGTTCCATGTTACCAAGATGTCAAGTTAATGCGTTTCCAGATATCATTGCCGCCGGTATAACAAGTTGCAACACAATTTCCGTTCGCAGTGGTCAATAGTACTTCAGGTCCAGCAATCCCATTAACTCTAGTACGGCTAACTGTAAGTTTACTATTACCCAAATCGTTAGACTTGACATAATAAACTATATTTCCTTCTAGTCCGCCGAACGTAGAGCCAGTAAAGATGATAGGTGAGTTTACTTCTAGGTAGGTTGTGTTTTCTAGTGTAATCAGATTAGTAGTTGCAGTCGTATTAGTAGTCTGCCTAGCATACGTAGTTGAGTTATACTTGTTAGTCGCAACATATAGATATGATCCAGGATTGAGATACATATTGCCCGAAGCATTGGCGAGTACTACCATACTACCGCTTGGTGTAGCAGAGATAGTTATTGAGTTGGTATCTGCGACTTCTTTAATATAATATGTATTTCCAGGAAGAAGATTTGCTCCACCAAACGTACTACCGGTAAATGTTAATGGCATGTCTCTATAGAAACCAGCTGTATTAGCAACCGTCAATACATCGATTGCCCCGTTTATAGTCGTAGGTGTCGCCCACTGAGACGTGCTGACTCTCCATAAAGAACCCGATCCGGATCCAGCAAGATTCTGTACTACCCAAGTATTTGCAGTGACTCCAGATCCTGAAAGAATCATGCCTTCTTGCACAACTCCGGATGTTTGCACCCCTACGTAAAGAACAGGGTTATTAGTCACAGCAGCAACATAGATTCCTGTCTTACCGTCGATTGGCCCGGAACTTACAGACTGACTCTGATTTACTACCCATTTGGAGCCTGAACCTGATCCAGATGTGTATCCGGTGATGTATGTATTAGCTGCCGCGCCTGACAGTATCATGCCTATATTCACATTGCCAGTAACAAGTGTACCTATAGTAAGTTCAGTACCAACGATAGTACTTCCTGTAGTCGTAAAAACGTTTGCAGTGATAACCGTAGGGACATTAGCAGTTTGAGTTACCCGTACTTGACTAACTGAGGCACTTACTGCAACATCCCCGTTAACATCTCCTATCAGTCCAGTGGGGGGCGGGTCACGAGTGATGATTTGAGCAGTCTGAAACGCTCTATTTACTGGGGAAACTGTAATAGTGTTTCCGCAATCTAACGAACTGAATGTGTACTCCATGATACCAACATTAGCAGGAGCAGTAATCGTAGCGGTGCCGCTAATGTTAGCGTAATTTTCAAGTATAGTTACACCATAATTATTGTTGGACGAAACACATGCACTTGGTAATGAAATAATAGCGGCAGTGTTAGACACTGTTAGTCTTAATACAACATTACTCTCGGTATTAGTAGGAGCCCAGCCTCCAAATTGAAACGCTACATTTCCAGTTACTGCACCATACTGTACGTCAGCACGATTCACATCTACTAGTATCGTCCCAGAGAGTGCATTTCCCAGATTGTAAGTTGTTGCCCTGAATCCACGCGTTGAAGCATTACTGATTAACGTATTTGCCATATCGTTGTTCAAAGTAGTGTTGTTGAGTGCTGCTTTAACTACGACTTTAGACTCTAAATCAGTGAGTTCGGTTGCAGCCGTATTGATATTTGTTCTGATGGCAGCAAAATTATCACGGAATGGTTGAGAACTGTTGTTCTGACCCGGTACCGGATAGTTTACGTTGATTCCGTTTGTGTTTATTTGGCTCATAATTCTCTATTTCCGTCTTCTATTTAGTATTGGGTACTGCCCGGTAAAATTGTTTTACGTGGAAAGAGGGCGTAAAAGTCTTTCGAGTCAAGTGGGTCAGGAACAGGAGTACCACTAGGTAGACCAGTCCAAGCTGCCGGATTAAGGTTTTTATCATAATTATACGTGATACTTTTGTCAACTGTAAATCTATCTATCCTGAAGTTAATCGTGTTAAGAGTTTTTACTTGTCCCGCTGAGTCTTTCCACTGTGTTTCGATGTTGTTCTTGATAATATCAGCATATCCAGGTTTGGTATAAGCAATTACCCAAGCAGGAACGAATCCTGTGGTAGACCCATTTCTTTGCTGGCTGGTCATCCAAACGGGAAGTATACTAGAATTGTAGTCTTGTCCTAAGACTTGACCGACGCGAGATCGCATGTCAGGGAGAGAATTCGGATATAGTATTCTAGCATAACCGGGCGAAAGACTAGTATAGTATAGACTTCCGTTTGTAGCAGATACATAACTAGTAAATATATTAGTTATGCTAGTGTACCATGGCCCCAGATTTAATGGAATAAATCTTGGCCAATAAATTTCTTCTGGTATGCTTACTCCATCTGGATTAACTAAGTTGTCAACAATCGTACTATACACGACTTCATAGATAATATTGCCATTCGCATCGCGTGCAACGGCAGTGTTTAATTCACCTAATGTAAGGTTTCTCCAATAATGATTCCTAGTTATGGCAGCAACATATTCGTCGAAGCTACTGGCATAAATGCCATATGCATGTTCATATATGACACTAGTTGCTTTACCGAAATACGGGTCATTCGGCCGGTACAAATAATCATCAGGAATCAAAATGTTGTCTTCTAACAAGGACGCAATGAGATATCGATCTTCTACACTAGGCGAACATTTGATGTATAACGTATCTGTTGGTTGATTGAATTCCTGAAACACTGATAGAGTAAATTCTCTCGTCGATTTTATTACAGGATAGTCGGGAGAGAAAGCTTCAATCGTGAACGTGAAATCTGTAATAGTAGCTAAAGATAAGAGCGCAGTTGTGGGTTGATATGCCACTACGCCTGAAATTTCGCCGTTATCTAATAATACAAGATTGGGAGGAAGTTCACCTTCTATCACTCTATATGTCAGTGACACGTCAGAGATTGCTGAAACGTTAAGCAGGCTGATTGATCCATTGTTGATTTGACCCAAATCATTCGCTGTGGTCCATATTATATCACCTGAAAGGCCATTGCTTATTTTTAGTGAGAAATTGATGGACGGAGTAGAGATTGTTGGGTTTGTGGCTTTTCTTGCTGAAACACTGAAATAATATTCGCTGATACTATTGTCCGCAATAACAGGATTACCTGTAAGCCATCCTGTCTCAGGGTCTCCAGTTAACCATTCGGGCAAATCTGAGAAAGCGTATTCAAGTGTATTTCCATCAAAATCGTGACCCATCATTCTGAATGAGAAATAATTTTCGCTCGCTGCCTGTCCTGCATATGCAGGCGTTGTCAAGGGATAGGTAATTCCCGGAGTTACTGTACCTATAGGTGGCAACAAATAGTATCTATAGTTCTCTTGATCTGCTGATATGTCATAAGTTGGTGGCCTGGTATTGTATAATGTAGGCACCCGTGAATTTGGTGGATAGCCTGGACCGCCAAAACTTACCGGAGTGTTTTGATTTATTACTGTGATAGCGTAAGAAGTAGTGTCTTGTCCTAAGGGGCTTTCTAGATTTAAAGTGACCGAATATGTCTGTATAGTTGGCTGTCCTACTTCTACTCCGGGTAAGGTAACTGTCATGTTTCCGACTGAATTACTCAACGGGTATATAGGGCCGTCGACAGTAGTTGATATAGTAAACGTAGTTTCATTTAGGATTGACTTGATGTAATACGTTTGTCCAAGAGTTACACCGCCGAATACTGAACCGCTAAATTTGATTGGTCTACCTATAGAAAAGTCAGCCGTGCTAAACCCAATAATATTATTAGAACTAATTGTAGTCGCAACAGTAACTACTGTGGGTAAAGTAACATTAAGTAAAGGAGGAGCAGCATATCCTCTGATAATTCCAGATGTGTTTATCTCTATTCCAGGTGGTAATTGTCCCTGAACTACTCTGATAGCGACTGGATTAGTTGGAACTGGATTAGTATATCCTACTTGCAGTTCTACCCAGGTGCTATCATTTACTACTATGGGACCGATCGAATCTACAAATTGAGGACCCGATACGCCAGACACCTCCATAGAAAAGGTTCGGTCTCTAATATTTTGTAGATTGTCAGTTACTCGAACCACAAAATAATATATAGTATTGGCTGTTACTAATCCGGGCGTGCCAAAAATCAATCCGGCTTCATTCATCGTCACCCCTAGAGGTAAATTTCCGCTAATAATAGCATATGACACAGTGGTCGCAGGTAATACTGCCTGCGCTTGCAGTTGAAATGCAGTAGCCATCACTACATTAGAAGGATATGAACCTATACTACCTGCAATTGTGATCCAATTGGGCTGTGCCATATTATTCCTTATTAGCTCAACGCTGCTAAAGCGAGGGCATAATGGTGCTTTCTATCTGCAAGCCCTATCGTTCCTCCGTTGATGCGTCTAGTAAGCCCAATGAAGTCACCTTTATCAGCATAGATATTTAACTTATTTACATTCCAGAACCAACCCGCTGACGCCACTGCACCGTGCGGTGTTTCTATATATGCAATTGCTTCATCTATCGTTTTGTTAATAGACAATGCAAATCTTGTATAATTTTGTCGTCCGGTTAACTGAATGAGGCCGCGACCACGGAACTTATATCCATCGCCCGAAGATTCAGGCCCATTGCTCATGCGATTTGCATAGACCTTATTGGCGATCTTCGCTGGTTTTTTCGCGTATGGTACTGCCGATTCTACTGTAGGGAAATATTTCTTGAAGGTTTTATTCAATCCTGCAACTGAATAGTTTAAATTTTCTTTGGTGACATTAAAGCCACCGGATTCGTGTGCTGTCTGTGCTAAGAATGCCGCTATTCGTCGTGAATTTTCAAACAAGCCAAAATGTTCACCAATAGTGTTTAATGGTTCGACATATTTGGCCAAGACTACTTCTTTTGTTCTCGGGCAAATGTCTTTTAATAGCGTGAGGGTTATTTTGTTCATGTCTGTGCCTTATGGGTTACCTTGACCGCGACTAGCTTTAAAGCTTCGGCGCTTATGCTTATTCATAGTACTGAATTTTATTGATGATGGGTTTCCTCCAATAGTAGTTTTACCCTTCGTTTGATTTGAAAAACTGATTTTATTTCCGCCGGATGATCCGATTTTTGTTTTAGCCATTAGTAATTCCTTTCTTAGGCGTATGTTGCACCGACTGAGTACCACCGAGTAGTAGTAGGAGCGACGAATTGTAGTGTTGCACCGGCAGTGTGAGTAAATGCCGCATTGGCTGCAAGACTATTGATTGCTGCACCGGATGCTGGATAGACGAGCATTGCATTTGCAGTCGAGTTAGTGATGGTAAGTACCATACCAGCAACTGCCGTCGGCAAAACGATTCCATTTGCAGTAGACGGAACACTACTGATGAGATTGAGTTCTTTACTGATTGCCGTAGCAGTACCTTGGGTAGTTCCTGCTGCTGCGATGCCTGTTCCTACTGACCGAATAAGATAAGCAGATGCAATTACGTTTGAACCTGAAATGTTACCACTTACACCCAACGTACCGGTAATGTTAGCACCAGTTGAGGTAGCAATGATTCTTGCTCCACCGACTGCATTGATAGTGACGTTTGCGTTATTAGTAATAGCTACGTTCGAATTGCCGTTCTGCAATAATCCACTGTTGATAGTAGTGATGTTACCTGTGGTAAAGATTGCGGTAGTAGCACCGATGTTGCCGACGTTTGCGTTACCGATAACACTTAACACGCCTGCTGTTGTTAGATTGCCACCACTTACGTTTCCTGTTGCAGCAACGACGCCTGCTGTTGTTAGATTGCCACCACTTACGTTTCCTGTTGCAGCAACGACGCCTGCTGTTGTTAGATTGCCACCACTTACGTTACCGGTAACGGTGAGAAGATTAGTAGATTTGTTAAATGTCAACCCTGAGGTAGCGTTTGCGTTACCGGTATCATTGAATATTACCTGAGTATTTGAACCCGGAGCAGTTAGTGTACCGCTAATGTTACCTACAAATGTCGTTGCTATAATAGCACCGTTTGCTAAGTTTGCACTGATACTTGTATTAATAACTACACTTGAGTTGCCGTTCGCACCTGATGTGGTAAAGGTTGGGTAAACCGTAGTTGCAGTTGATGTGTTTTGTAATAATGCTGCTGCATTGGTTGCTGCTCCAGCAGTAGCTACACTTAAGTTTGCTACTTGTGTAGTTGAAGTCACTACGAATGGAGCAGTACCAGTTGCTATGTTAGAGATCAATTGTGGTGCGGTTATGTTTGCGGTAGCGAGTACTTGTGCAGTACCCAAATTACCAACGTTACTGTTACCACTTACACCCAATGTACCGGTAATGTTAGCACCAGTTGAGGTAGCAGTGATTCTTGCTCCGCCAACTGCATTGATAGTGACGTTCGCATTTGCTGTTATAGTTACGTTCGAATTGCCGTTCTGCAATAATCCGCTATTGATAGCAGTGATGTTACCTGTGGTAAAGATTGCGGTAGTAGCACCAATGTTGCCGACGTTTGCGTTACCACTTACACCCAATGTACCAGCAACGTTTGCACCAGTGCCAGTCACAACAACAATGTTGGCATTACCTACTGCACTAATGTTAACGTTACCATTTGCTGCAGGAATACGAACACTTGAGTTGCCGTTGACTACTGAGCCAGAAGTAGCAACATTGAGGTTAGCTACCTGTGTAGTTGAAGTAACAGTTAATGGAGCAGTACCAGTTGCTATGTTAGAAATATATCTAGTAGCCGATGATACTCCCGTTGCATTTAAGTTGCCTACATTAGCGTTGCCGTTTAAAGTTAGTAATTTAGTGGAATCATTGTATGTAAAATCAGGGTCACCGTCTAGTAGATTAGTATTATTATATTGAATAGTCGAGTTAGAACCACCCGCGCCAACACTATTGCCGGCAATTGCAAATGAGACGGCCCGGCCCCCCTCTTGGTAAACAGCGGCCGATAAACTAGTGGCCGTTGATAGTACTACTACGTTTCCGGCTACTCCGTTGGCTAGCAATTCACTAGATACTGTCATCGTAGTGGTACTAGGTGTAGATTTTACATAATACGTTATATTAGGAAGTAATCCTGTTAGATTACCGCCCGAATTAGATGTGATGTTTCCAGTAAATCTGACCGGAGCATTGACCGTCAACAATGCTTGCACGTTTGCAGCAACCGTAATAAGATTAGTGTTTACTGTAGTAGCACTTACGGTTGTGTAGCCATATGCAGTATACGCAGATGAATTTACGGGAGTAGTCAACGAAGAATCGGTGTATAGTGAAAACGTATTAGAAGTCAACACATTGGCATAATAAGAATTACCATTTAATTGGGTCATTCCTACTGCATTAGTAATCGTAATTGCAGCGCCATCGGTGAAAAAATTGTCTTGTGTAGTGGTGACTACTGCCGGGTTAGCCTTCGTTACATTTTGAATATACGCCACAATAGTTGACTTAGGAGTCCAAGATAAATTTCCTAGACCGTCTGTTTCTAGCACATATCCAATACCGCCGCCTTCGATATTAACATTTGACACATTTCCTAGCGTGATCAGGCCACCCGCATCGCCGCCACGATTGACCCAGTTCGAGCCATCGTATACAAGAGCTTGCCCGTTTGCTAGTGTTACTGGATTTATATTTAAGTTGCCTATCGCACCTGTGATTTGACTGAAACTTATATTTGAATAAGCGGTCATCACTTCGATGTTTTCGTTGGGTGTAGTTTTACCGATAAAAAGTCTTTTGGTGTCGGTTGCCCATCCCAATTCGGCTTCGGCTAACTGCGGCAAGTCAACTTGATTACCTGATCGATGCTGTATCCTAGAGATTTGCAAGATGGCCATTATAAATTATCCTCTTTATAAGACCAAAATCGCTTCCCGTCAATAGACATACCATTGGATAGTAGTTCTATACTATCGTTCTCTAGCGTATTTTTTTCAAAATTTTCTTTGCCGTGATTGTTGACGGCATTGGGTAGAGCTTTGCCTGACCCCAAATAGGATCGGAGATTATTAGCATCTTTGCTAATAAAACACTTACCTAATAAATTATTGGTGGTTTTGTAAACGATCATACGTATAACCTAATCCTTGATTACACGTATTTATCTTAGTTGAGACGAAACCCTTAAACGAATTTAGAATAGTATTGTTCTAATCGCTTATACCACATATCCTGATACTTATCGTATTCGTTACCTTCGATGACGAACTCGATATACTGTGGTTTAGTCCAAGTATTGTTTACTAGTTCTGGCTTGACACACATAAAGATAACACCTTTGCGTATCTTAGTATTATACACTTCATCGTGTGCAGTTCCATATGCAGCAGTCTGAACAAAGTAGTCATCGATCCATTCTCGCTTCTTTACTTTGTTTGATTGTTTATGATCCATGATAGCTTCTGCACCAGCATGTATTCCGCACAAATCAGTAGTGCCTGCATAGACTTCGGGGAAATATAATGCAACTTCGGTGCCCCAATATTCGTTGCAGTTAACTAATCCATGTTCGATGATCTGAGTTGCCATCAGATGGCTTTGCTGACTATATGGATTGCTGCCCGGTGAACCGGGATCGTCATCTTTGATGTAGTTTTCGATCCACTTGTGCATCCTAGTACCTCGATTCGCGGCTTCAGAAGTGATCTCTGCTGCTCTCTTGTGACCTATGTTGTTACGCCAATTCTGTAGAGCTTGTTTAGATTCTTCAGATTTTGTTGCATCTAGGATCGTGGTTACGCTTGGAACTTTGTTACCGTCGGGGGTAAGATATCGACGCTTACCATCGACTTCTACCTTCTCCATCGCAGCGTATGGAAATTTGTTAATCAGTGCCATTATATCGTGAAACTTTCTCCGCAACCACAATAGTCGGTCGCATTAGGATTGATAAAGCTAAATTTCGAATCAAAATCTTTCTGTAAATAATCTATGATTGTTCCCTTCAAGTACTCGACTGACTTAGGGTCAACAAACAAGACAAATCCATTTTGAGCAAGCGTGATGTCCGTGCTTATTGCAGTATCGACGTAATCTAGAACGTAAGATAGTCCAGAACATCCGGTATTTTTCACGCTGACTCTGATGCCTATACCAGAGCCGCGCTTCGATAGATGTTGTTTGATTTTTTCTTCGGCGTGTTTAGTTAATGTAATCATTACAATATTTACTTTATTCTATAGTATAGATCAAGTTATTGCAAACGTCAAGTTTTATTTCATTGCTCTTTTAGCCATTTTAGCGACTGTGTTATTAGCGTCACTGTCGGGTAATTCTGGAGCGGGGGTTCCCTGTTGTCCCTTAAATACTATTTTGTCTCCCTGGATGTTCTTAATAAGGTCTTTTAATGGCGGAGATTTGATCATTCCATACAAGTCTTCAACATCAAGAATAACATCGTAATTTTGAAAATAATTCAATAGGTCTTCGACGGTGTAATCGTCTCCGAGTTCCCCGTCTTTGAGATCCTGTGCTAATTGATTAGTCAATGCTACAATTTTAGCAACGAAGGTTCGGTCTTGATCTAGTTCAAAAAGAAGCATTTGGTTATCGCTTCATTCTTCCTACGCTGCTCATCGAAGCATTTGGTTCTTCCGGGCTACCTAGATCAGGCATCGGAGGAAGGTCTTCCTCTGCTGGAGCTTCGTCGTCCAAACCAAAATCTACTTCTTCGTCCCCCATATCAGGTTCGCTTCCGAATTCATTCATATTACCTTGACCAGTTAAACCGTTAAGTGCGTTTGTCATTGCGGTTTTTGCTGATTGAAGCGCAGTGTTAAGCGTCGCCAGTGCGCCACCGGCCTGTTGGTTGTATGTGTCACTTTCAGTAACCCCGATTTCAGATTGAATCGAGTCAACAATGGCTGGTAATTCTTTGACGAGCATATCGTTAACATCTTCATAATACTTCTGAATCGAGTCAACCATGTCTTGCGCCGCAAGAATAACTTGTGATCTATCTACTTCTTCGTTTTCGAACACGATACGAGGAGTCTTAGCTACTCTCAAGTGTTGAGATAGTACTTGTTCCATAAACTTCAACTTCAAATAAGTTGGATCGTTCAGTGCTGTATGAAACTTGGGTGATCTTCTAGATTCGTTGATAAGGCTATTTACTCTGTTAAGCATTGCACGAGTCTTTGCTTGGTCTAGTTTAGATACATCAAAATTCATAGCAAAAGACTCGTGCAATGCTCTAGCCGCTGCGTTCTTTTTGTCAAAATCATTAAGTTTCATGAGTAGTACTCTTCCCGTGTTGATATAGTATTTATCACACCTAGTCTAAAAACTTGGACGTTTAAGTTTTTTAAACCTAGTAGACTGGATGTGCTTACAGCTATTTATATAATAAGTGAGTTCGTCGAGAATACCTCTACGCTTCGTCCTATCTTGTTGCAGTTTAACAGTGTATATGAAATTAGATTCAGTAGTATTGGACATTTTGATCAAACGTTTGTGTATAGTGATTTCAGTTTCGATGCTGCATAGTTTCAAATCTAACATTTCGAACTTTTCTGCTTCTCGATATTTACGTTCGTTGTGTAACACACACCAGATAGTCGCATTCCTAAGCGTAGCGAAATCGATTGGTTTTGGCATGACGTTGGACTTTACTCTATAGTAACCAGACTCTGCAAGAACAATGGTATATTTTCCATATAGCTCATAGGTTCCTTTTTTGTCATACGTGATGATTACATGTTTAAGATCAGAGCTAAGTTCTGACATAAAAAAATGATCGAGTTTTATCGCATTGTGCATTATACTACCTCAAAATAGATGTTCTTTAACTCGTCTGAAGTGTCCAAAAATGCCGGCATCGTATCTTGTTGTCCATAACATAATATCATCGGGACACCGTCGCAGTCCTTGTACAATGCCCCTAATGGAACAATTCCATTCTCAAAAACGCTAGAATGCTGTACTTCAAATTCAAATTTCCAATAGTGTTTGAGGTTGTTTCTGTACAAAACCCCAAACTTGCCAAATTCTGTTTCATGAACGTTTATTTTATTTGGCATTTTAATTACTTCGGGCTGTGAACGCAATGATATAACTTGCAACAAAGTATCAAAATTACATTGTGTATTGCGCCGATTTATCCAATCGTCAACGTCATCAGAATTAGGTTTACTTCTATTCATTACTCCGGTGTGTGTAATATCAAACAGTGTAAGGCAACTGATACGATGTGACATAGATATATTTAGAGTACAAAAACCCGAGAATAATTAAATTCTCGGGTTTTCGATTTTATGTATGACTATAATTAGCCAGTGAAGGTAGCGTATGCGAGACCAGTTGTAGTGTTAGCAACTGAAGCAGCAGTAAGCGCAGCATTGACTGCTGCAACAACGTTAGCACTTGCGCCGTAAGTAGCGTCAGCAACTGCCCAAACGCCAACTGGATAAATAGCGAATGCTATAGTATCAGGGCCAGCAGTGGTGAACTCATACATGTGGATAGTAGCTTTTTGCTGAACAGTCTGAACGATGACGTTTACTTGTGTTGTGCTGAAAGCTGATGTGCTGGCTGCAACGATAGTGAAGAAGTCGAGCTTTGGACCCTGTGGCTGAACTGTTGCAGCCGAAGTAACAGCGTTAACACCAGTGTTGGTGTATGCTGGGGAGTCTATATTCAATACTGGCTTGAAGTCGCCGTTTGTACGTGTAAATTGTGCCATATTAGTATTCCTCTAAAAAAGTGAGTTCATTGACTCATGCATATATTTATGCCTAATATTAAAAAAATAGGATCTGGGTATGATTTATCTCTGGACTGCACGATTGGCGGCGGTAAATCCGCTACGATTTACAAGTTTGATATCCCCCTGCGGATCTGCGATGACGTACCCCTCCCCGCCAGGTTGGCCTGCGGTCTTGGCTTTGATGCTACTACTCTTATCGAGTTGCACAATAATATCATTCTTTACATTCATTATGCCTGCAACCAATGTCCATAATGCTTGCCAGCCCGTAAGATTATCAGATATATGCTGGATTATTTTAGCTTGCTTGACAGTACTTACTTTACTGGATGCTAACCATTGTTGGAAATCAGCGCCGATATTGGTTAGACCCGTGTCTACTTTGCTATTCACGTAAGTATAGAGTATGTTAGCAAAATCACTTATCTTCTTTTCACGCAACTCACTATCATCCAACAACATATCGATATCGCGTCCGTGTGCACGAGCGATTGACATCAGTTTGTTAGTTGCTTTGTTATCTACCTGCGGTGGTTGTTCTACTGTTACTGGCGGAACTACTAATAGTTCTCCACTACGCAATATTTTACCGTCCGTCAATGGGCTTTCGTTGCCCATTTCATCAATCTGACGGTGTATTACTACACCTACTTTAGATTGACCGATCTGTTTACCTAATATAGAGTTAGTAGGAACATAATATTCTACTACATTGGGCTTGAATACATAATGTCCATTAACTACAGGCGGAGTATTGAAATACAACAAGTCACCTTTGAAGTAACCTCTATAATCTTTAGGAACCGCTCTAGCGAATATGTCAAATACGTTCTGCATATTCGTAGCGAAGTTCACATAACTAGGATTCTCTCTGTTCTTGCCGCCCGACCTGTTCAAGAACATGTTCTTTAAGTCGTTACCTGATTTAGCTTTGCCGTCATACCCTCTGGCAGTGAATCCACTTTTGTCAGTAAAGATGAACTCTCCATTGTCATCTCTACCAAAAATAACAGCGGGGCTTCCATCCCACTTGACAGTAGTAGCTTTGTTGCCACCTTTCTCCATGTTGATTAGACTTTGGATGGCACGAACTGCTCCTTTGCTGCCTTCCCAAAAGAGTATATCTTCCGCATGCTGGATTCTAGCAGATTCTAATAATACATGCGACTCATTGATAATCTCTCTAATCTTCATAATATAGTATCCAGCAATATCCTAAACCATTCAGTAGAACCTATCTTAGCTTCTGATAGATCGGGCTTGATGTCATCTGGAACGCCCGCGTCTTTGACTACCGAGTTGTTTGCGAAATCTTTTAGTATTTTCTTGACTAGTTCAGGTGGATAATTCTTGTCCATTGCCTTATGTAATGTCTCATATGAATATAAGTCATCTGCGTCGTCTAGTTTAAGTACTTTGGCGATCTCGTCTGGATTCTTATAGGGCCCATCGATGATCTTGTTGATGTTTTTCTTTGTGTAGCCGTCACCTTTTTTATTGGGTTCAGGTGTTCTCTTAACTCTGACTAGTCCATCGGATGAACTCCACATATATCGTTCAGATTGAAGTGACCTACCATCTGGTATTTTTTCTTCAGAATCTTTGCGATCAAGAAATGCAGCGATTGTTGAAATCAAGATGTTTCGATAAACTCCTTTATATTTCGAGTCTTTCTCGTGCGGAGCATGATAGAATGTTTTCATCCAACCCGGATCGCCGGGCATAAAATCAACTTGAACAAATCCCGTGCGTGGTTTTCCAGGCGTTTCTTTCTCAGGATCGTAATCAGCAATTTTAACTTTAGTCATGATCACCGAACTTTTAGCAAGTTCCATGATCTCAGGAATGGACTTTAGTTTCTCAACAAAGGCAGGAATATCATCTGGTTTGATATCGATAGCGACATCGATGTCACCCGAGAATTGCTTTTTACCAACACTACCCAGAGTGTTATTACGCAAATCTATGCCTAATACTTTTTCCAATGACTTAAGAGTAGGTTCGATCTCACTAATATGAATCGCACCGACTCCGGGCATCGAGCCGCCTTCTGTAAGCATAATTTATCCTGTAATATTAATTGGGTTTAAAGCTCTAACTAATTCATTATAAGCTTGGGGATTACTCTTGCTCAAGTTGTCAAGTTCAGTTTTAATCTTTTCTACAGATGCGAGTTCTTGTTGTTGAGCTTTTGTGAATTCTGGAGGAGCGCCCGCCGGCGCTCTTCCTTTGTTGACGCTAATTAATGCTAGTCCAACTCTTGCTAAAGTCGTGAGATTTTCTTTTACGTTTTTAGGATATTCATCCTGTAATTTTTTGAGATTTTGTTGAACAACCGTTTTGCTCGATTCCCAATTTACCCCGTACATATAATGAGCGAACCAATCCATCATAAAATCACTGATTGTTCTTAGTTCTGTTTCTTCGTTAATATTAATAATACTTTCGAGGACATGATTCATCATGTCATACCTCGATTCGGTTGGGATGGTTGATTTTGCGTTTGGATCAATCAATCCGCCTTTGATGCCGTTGTTCAATGAAGTTGCTGCGTCTCCTACAAAATCTTTGATAAAAATATCCTGAATCATCTGAGACTTGATTGTGGTTCCGGGCTGACCTTTACTTCTAAATGCCGCAGCGCCTACGTCTCCGATTACGTTGTGTAATCCTATTTCATTAATTTTCATTTTTCTTCCTTAAGCTTTTGGAAAATCTTGCCTGATCCTTCCCTCGGATAGCACTAAGCAATTTCTTTTCGAGTAGTTCTGCTTTTTCAGGAGAATAATTACGCTGCATTAGTTCTATCAAGTTGATAGCACTCGTGATGATATTAGATGCACGCGATTCGATCACGTGATTGATATCACGAGTTTCACTATACGACTGCAACTCCTCGAGGAGGCTTTTTGTTTTTTTCTGCATTGAGAGTAAAATCCTACTAACAGTATTTATTAAAAAGAAACAAAATCATTTCTTAAGGGAATTCAATAGAGATTTTAATTTTGCGCTTTGAATGTCAGGAACTACTCGTTTTTCTTCAATAGATGGGTGTGATATATCTATGCTCGTCCCGACACTGCTAGTATTCTTGATCTGACTCATGATCTGGCTTGCACTAGGCTGTGGCTTGCTATCACCTTCTGGGTCTTCATCAGTAATACGCATAGTTTCAATGTTATATTCTAAGTCAATCTTTTGACCTACACCAGTCGAACTACGAGATTTCATACACTGTATCTGGTATTTACCGCGTTCGCGCATCGAGCGTGAAGTAAAGATACCAAACACATTATCAGCAGTATTGATCTTTGAGATACCACCTGCGATGTGACTATGATCAAACTCGATCTCTTCGACCGCCGAACGATTCAACTGTGACGCAGTTACCATGAGAACACCTAGTTCTTTCGCTAGGTTTCTAAGTTCTTCCGAGACATACTTATCTTTGATAAACTGATCGTTTGGATTGACTTTCACTGAGACTGGCATGACAAGATCAAGATAATCGATCATCACGAAGTCTACTTTGATACCGGTCTGAATCTGAACTTCTTTGAGATAGCTACGAATGTCGTTTACTGTGCTTTGTGCAGGCATACCCTTAACACGATATTTACCAGACTTCTTGCCCATCATCACGACCTTCAAGCCAGTCGTTTCAATGTCCTTGCGAATGTCTCTTGTACTCATGCTGGTTAACATCGCATCTGTGCGCAACGAAGTTAATTCTTCTGATAGTTCGAGACTAACATACACTCCACTGAGGCCTCGCTGTAGCCAGTTTAAAGCGATGTTCATCATGACAAGTGACTTACCAGAACCAGAACCACCCGCAAAGATGTTCAACTCGCCGCGACTAAATCCACCGTACAACAGGCGATCCATCTGAGGCCAACCAGTACTGACTTGTCCACCTGCGTTGAAATACTTATGGATACGCTGTTTAGGATCAGCAAAGTAATCAGTACCCATATCCCTCTGGAGGCTGATCTGAACCGCGTCTTTAATCAGTTTCTCGACTGGATCGAATTCTCCCTTCTCAAGCATGTCGGCTGCTTTGAGGATAGCTCGTTCAAGCTCTTGGCGTTTTGTGAATGATTCAAATTCTTCCAAGAACCAATCGTAGTGCCCCTCATCTAGTTCAGGGATAGTATCGATAGTTGTTCCGGTCGTTGCTTTGATCTGCAAGGGATCAGGCATCACGCTATACTTTGTAGAATGTTCTACTATGAATTCTGCAACGGGCCGAAGCGTACGATCAAAATTTGCTGGATTCATGATATTCATAACACGAGTGTATAGGTCTGCATTTGTAACCATCATTCTTAAGAATAGTTCTTGCACGTCTGCGTTAAAGTTTTTTATCATGTTTTCTTTTCGCCATTTCTATTTTGATTTTACTGCTTGTCGCATTTTGTAAGATAGATAAAAGTGTTGGTAGCTTACCATATTTTAGTACGGCATCATTAACATCTTTTACTCCTGAGCCCCAGTCTGGAATAGACACTTGAAAACCGAACTCTAATGCTTGTTCGCATATCAGTAATCCTGTTTTATCCTGATCAGGGACGACGATGACTCGTCTATTAAGTTTACGTATAAGTCCTGCTTGTTCTTCACTAATTGTGTTGTGTGTAAGTGCTAATGCGTTAAGAGATAGTGCATCGAATATGCCTTCAACTACGATACATATTTCCCAGTTTGGTTTCTGCAAATCATATCCAAACACGAAACCAGGTTGTTGATCTTTAATAAATTTGGGCGCGCGGTTGTCGAGATAACGACTAGTATGTCCTACTATCTTGTTCTTGTACGTATAGGGAATGATGATTCTATTACTATTTCTTCCATAGTCATCTGGAGTAACCATGAACGGATAATCCGTAGCTTTCAGTCCCCTACTGTTTATATAATCTACAAATGGTTTATGCTTTGGATTATTCTCGTCTAATAGTTCAGCTACAGGAAGAGGAACTTCGTTGAATTTGAGATTGATTTTTTGCTTGGCTTCTGTAACATATTCGATCAAATCCTTATGTCGTAGGTTTTCTAGATTCCATCTGGTAATCTGATTCTCATCGATACCTAACCAACCAAGGAACTGTTTGGTCACAATCGAAAATTGTCTACCTAATATAAAGCTACACTTAAAATCACAGTTGAAGCAATGAAAGGTCCAATTTTCACCATGGTGTTTAATGCCGCCGCGCATTCTTGTGTCAACACTATGTCCGCGATGATGACAGCAAGGAGCATTGAAGCTATACCAGCCATCTTGTGTACGCTTTTTCTTGCCTTGAATAAGTGTCAGGACATCAAACATAGTCTATTGTAACATATTTGATATGAAACTCAAGTATTACGGTTAAGCTATCTAGCCAAAATCTTTGTAACTTCGCCTGAATCAGATTCGAATACCATTCTTACGAATGGATGATAACCCCTGATAGTATATCCAACCGTGTCACTCGTATTGGCGTAGTAATCGTCAGTTATCGGGTACCAGTCAGTGTCTGGCTGACAGGATCCTTCAATTAACACATTGCCGTTGTATTCGTTGAATGTAGTTTGGATCGTAAGAATTGGATTATCCTGAGTATTGATTACACTGCTGTAGTATGAACGTGCATTAGCTGGTAATGTCCACTCGGTTTGGTTATTGAGATTGGGGAAAGGTTGACCAGTTGGAATGGTAATGTTGGATGACGGCACGAACGACGGGAGAACTGAGTCAACTACATTCAAATCACCGCGCGCTCCTGCGTTCTGATCTACGAATACTGGATAGTTAAACGCACCGACAGGAATCTCTAATGAATAATAGCATTTCTGAGCAGGGATGTCTTCAACTTCCGCAGCGTTAAGTTCAAGTGCTGCGATTCCAGTCAATGCTAATTGCAAATTAAGAGCTTTTTGAATAAGAACTTCGGTGCCGTCAGAGTTGATGATTCTGCAAATTATTTCCTTGCCAGTGATGTCAACGGGTTTTTGCTCACTGTTGAGGAACTGGAAGGTTAACCTATTATCTACCCCCCTATGGAGTGTCAGAGGCTTGCTATACACGGGTAAATATATCCTTCTTGAGTTGCCGGTGTTAACAATAACAATCTGCCTCTGAACGTAAACAAATACTGATGTAGAGTAGGACATATTATATTAATCACCTTTGTCGTCTAATATTTATCATCGGGAGATAAATAAAGATGTAGTTCGCGGGAGTACGAATCCCCAACTACTCTAATGCTATAGAAGGAAACATCAGCATGACTATTTATTATGTGTACGCATACCTACGCAAAAGTGACAACACCCCTTACTATATAGGAAAAGGCAAAGATAAACGAGCATATGATCCGAATCATGCTGTTCCTGTTCCCAAAGATAAATCCAAAATCATATTCCTTGAACGAAACTTAACCGAACTCGGAGCATTGGCTATTGAACGCAGAATGATTCGTTGGTATGGTAGAAAAGATATAGGAACCGGTATACTTCGTAACCGAACTGACGGTGGCGAGGGTACATCCGGACGAATCAACAACTATGGTTTATTAGGAGATAAAAACCCTAGTTATGATCAAAAAGTGTACACCTTTTATCATGTCAACGGTAAGATTGAAGAATCTACCCAGTACGATTTTCGGATCAAATATAAATTAAACGGGGGAAATCTCAGTGAAGTTATTCACGGCAAACAACCGTCAGTAAAAGGATGGAGGATTACACCTGAAACACAGCATAATGCTTTAGGAATGAACCACCCGAGCTTTCATAAAGTACACACGTTTTACCACGAATCCGGCGTTGAAGAAACTTGCGGAAAACTAGAGTTATCTAATCAATATGGATTATCCCTTAAAGTAATCAGTAGTCTTATACGCGGTGATATAAAGACATGTTGTGGATGGCGAATGAGCAGAAATACCTCAGTACATGGTAAGGTGGACACCGCATTGTATAATTTTGTACATACTGATGGTACTGAAAAGCACTGCACAAAGAAAGAACTAATAGATTCATTTGACATCCCTAGAAGTACATTAAATGCGGTAATAAGAGGTGAACGCGGGTACGTTTCAGCAAAGGGTTGGAAAGTCGTTAACTAACCCTATAATATGAAAATATTAACTTTGGGCAATTTGGTGTAAATATACTTTAGCATGAACGCAAACGATTTTTTTAAGAAACTAAACGAAAATTACCCGTTTATAACGGTCTGTTCCTATGCCCAACAAGACTATGTTGGCATCATTCAGAATCGAGATTATGTGGTCACTACTATGTATGACTATGGTTCGTTAGCTCTCCCTGAACTAAGAACGAAATTCTTAGAATTGGGTGAAGTTTGGTGGTGGGAATCAAATAGAACGATCCCCATCAACATATTCTTGAAAGATGAATGGGCTATCTTTAAACCTTATATTCGTACTTTTAACAACAAGAGTTTAGATATCGTCTATGGCCCAGTCGTTAGTATGACAGATTTCACGAAAAAACGAGCGAAACGCAAAAGCGTTATGTTCATTAAACGGATGCCTTAATTACCTTTGCTAAACTTTTCTTGCGTTTCTCTTTAGCCATCTTCATACTTAAATTTCCTACCCTTTGATCGAACGTTACCCCAAGCAAGTGATCATACTCATGCAGGAACACCCGTGCCTCTAATCCAGCAAGTTCACGTTCAACAATCTGACCACTGACATCTTGATATTGCACGATGCACTCGGTTGGGCGCTTTACCTTCAACCAAAGATTAGGAAAACTCAAACAGCCTTCTATATCTACTTCACGCTGTTCAGATAGACCAACAATTTTTGGATTAATGCACACGACTAGTTTAATGAAGTTGCCCATGACAAAAATACGCTTGCTGATGCCGCATTGTGGCGCGGCAAGTCCGACTCCGCCATTAATAGTCAATGTTTTGACCATTTCGCTTACGAGTTCTTCGGGGCTGCCATCCACTTCAAAATCCCACGGCGACGAGACTTCTAACAGTTGTGGATCATTTTCGTTAAGTAGTTCTAAATTCATCGTGTTCTTCTTTAAATGTTATTTATAATTCTATGTTTTCTGCTAAAAGATTAAGATGAACTACAACCAACATTGCGTAGGCAAGGCTATGCGAACGCTTAAAATGGTAGCCAGTATCATCTTTATCCCAGACGGTTTCGTTGATCTCTTTCCAAGACTTGTTTAATAGATGTCGTTTTGCAGGTCTGATTACTGCTAGAAACATCGCTAGTCTAGGAATAGAATCTATGGGTTCCGGCATTCGTCTGATTGTATTATATTGATTACCTAGGTGTATCAGTTGCTCGACAACTTTCCTATTTTTCAACATTGACCAATCTGGTTCTTGCATCAAGTTAATCAGATGTTCTTCGTCACGAACTAGATTGTAGACATGAACATTTAGTAAATCTAGTTTAAAATATCCACGATCTTCGGCTTCTTTGTAATCAAGAGATGACATATCATAAGTAGGGTCATATGGTATATCAGTGATATATACACCACTAGGATGCTTCCTAATAGGAGTTACATTGCGCATCGACGCAGGAATATATTTGATCAAGCCAAGTATCTTGTCACGGTCGCCGGTGTCAATGTCAACGTCTGAATCAATTCTCATCTATTTCCATTTCAATAGAAACAAAACATACAACTTTTCGTCAACGATGTCAAACTTATCGGTAATCTTGTTATTAACAATATGCATCCTGAGACCATAGTTTCGTTCTACATGCATACTGAAATCGTCAAGGTCGAAGTTTCTTACAAAGTCCTCGTCGATAGCCTCGAGGCGGACTTTCGTGATCATGTTCCAATAGTCCTGTCGTTTCTTGCGAAACTCGATATCAGGATCATCTGAGTCAAAGTCTTCGATGTTACTAGGAACATTCATTCTCATCACTTGAGGTGAACAAAGCCTGCATTATAGAGTTTTTGATATGCACGCTGAACTACAATCGCTTGATGTTCAGCATCTTCTACTGCTTTGTGCGAGGTAACATGCCCACCGTCCTTGAGACTGACACCTGCAATATCATATATCGTGCGACAATCTCGAATAGCCCAAAACTGCCAGGGCACCCGCATCTCTAGGTCTTTGAAAGCCGACTCTGCGATCATGATGTCAAACACAGATCCATTGGACCAGATATTCTTTTTGTTCCAACAGAACTTGTAAAGTTGTTCCATACATTCACGATAGCTAATACGATCACGGTCGCCCATCGCTTCGTTGATGGCTTCGGGACTCTGTTCACTCCACCAACGCAGGGTATCATCACTTATAGTGCGATTATATACATCGGTCTGCTCATCTATCGTAGGACGAAGTTCTAGGCGCTCAATAACACCAGAACCCATTGGGTCAAAAAGTACCGCACCGACAGTGAGAATAACAGTTGACGTAGCTGTGTCAAGCGTTTCCATGTCTAGCATGATGGCAGTAGCCATATAAAATATACCTTTCTTTTTAGTATATCATCATAATACACGATGATTTAGTGGATGTCAAGTACAAATAAATCTATTCGCACAATTTATAGTGGGTATATGTCTTTTCATCTAATATGATGTAGCCGGATACTTTGAACCAATTGCCAAGATATCTCGGTTCCTTGTAATGGTCACGACACCACTGCTCTAGCTTTTCGGCGGTTCTAGATATACGTTCCGATCCGATCGGAATGCGAATGAACAGTCTGTCTTCCCAAACACCATCTACATCAATCTTCTTCTTGATCTTCTGTGTCTGGGGCACTGCATCAATTATTTCATCTTGATAAGAAGTTAACCCCATACTAGTCTGAACCATATAAAATCTCTCTCATATCTAAACTTAACTTTCCATATTCCGTCAACAAATCCCCACCTACTATGCTTTTCACAATTATCAATTTGGTTATATAACCAGTCAAGAAGGTCAGTATAGTAAACATGACCATTTGGGTCAAATACTACTGCTGTTTCATACCAACCCATATTAGTATTTTCCCAACCTTTACTGCTGTCGTAGTTTGCCAGCTGCTGATCTTGCATCAAGCCCACCTCAATTTAAAAAGCATAGCATGTTTTTCTTCTTTAAACCAAAAACTAATGTCAGATTCACGATAATACTCCCAAACAATACGTTTAGTAGTATGGTTGTATCCGGAGTTCCCGAATGTCATATGGCACCAAGTGACCATTTCGAGTAGTTCAGAGAAAGAATACATGATTGGATTGGCACAATAGCTGGGATAGTCGGGCATCATACGCTGCACCGATATAATTTGTATCGTTCGAGCTACAGGTTCAAACTTGTCCATTATTTCATCAACAAAAATATTATATATTTGGGTTCATCTACGATTTCAAATTCTCGGAAGGACCAGCGTAGCAACCGTATACCCCAAATTGGTTGTATGATGTCATTAACATATTCATTACTTGTGCCGATCTGTTTCCAGTCATATCCTGATTCCAACATCCAAATTACTAGATCATCAAATGCAGGTTCATTTAGTGTAAACCGAGACAGCATAACAAGTCTTAATATCCTGCTTCTGCTAATAGTTCCTTTACCTGAACAACGATGTCTGAACTACGCCTGAACTTTATAGCCCATTGTTCTGGGTTGATGTATTCCAAAATCATTTTCTGCTGTGTTTCGTCTAGACTTTCTACCATTGTGATACCAGATTCGGTATGGTATAACATCCAAGGACTGATTCTTCCTGTAGTGATCTGATGGCAAATTTTATTACGATTGCCATAACGAAGATAGTCCCTACTTTGGATACGTTCGTCTTTGGCAAGCTCAATCGTAGTTTCTATGCTACGAGCAATTGCGTCTAGTGGGTCTTCCGTCTTAAGATGGTCGATAATGAACTTAGTATAGCTATTGTCACTTGTCCAATTGTCAATCTTGATATCGTTCTTTAATAACCAATCAGCATATCTATTGACATTTAGGCACTTGATGTTGACACAATAATGACCAAACCTAACAAATGCTAGGTAATATGCAGACTTAGTGAAGTCAAGGTATGTCTTAGATTTCTTTGTGGCAGTGTTCTTTGCATAAAACCTGACCCAAGATTGGAAACCAATACGGTTGCCCGGCAAGTCTTTATCCTGCCAGCGCCTCTTACTTTCACACAGATGCCTAAAAATTGTCTCTTCGCGCCGAAAAGCCCGATTGCAGAACTCGCAACTAAATTCACTCTTAGTTGCCGGAGTCTTTTTCATACTGTTCAATATCATCATCCGTTACCAAATCAGCTAATAGTTCAATCTCATCGTACTTCAATGCTGGGAATAAGTCAGCTAAGTATTTTCTCTTGCGATGAGAGTCAACGTAGCCCTCACTGATGAGGGCGATGTCATTTTCTCCAAAGTTTGGATAAATCTTTTTAAAATATTCCTTAATCTCTTTAAGTTTAGGAGATTCTTTTAGCTTGCTCACCCGATCTTTGATCTGAGGAATCCATTGATGAAACTGCTTACCTATTCCAGGGCTTGCAGCACACAACATCAACCATACTAAGTATGGATGCTTCTGTACATTTTCATTGAACAGATACTTATTGGCATGGTAATCAGTGCTTCGAAGATAATATGATTGGGCATCTTTATTGCCTTTGATGGCACTCATCCACTGCACTAGCATATAAAAACTAATACCTTTTTTCTGAGCCTCGCTTAGATTTTTATAATAGTCGTAGTCTTTGCGATCTAAGGCAGCAAGGACATCAAACAGGTTAACAGTCTGGTCTGCTAGTTGAAGTTCTGCTGATAGTTTTTCTTTTGCCATTAATTATTACATTGCTTGAGGATGAGGAAGTACTAGATGTTTATTATTGTATGATATCACATAAATCGACGCATCCATAGCACTATTATACCAATGATTAACACAATCAGCCCTAACCTTATCAATAGCTTCTTCTAATTTGTAGTCCGGGATCGTCAACTCAGTAATAAGAAACTGTTGTCTAACGATAGATTGTCCTATAGGAGAACGGTGTAGCCGGTGAAAATAATGAACTTTGTCCATTGTGTCTGGTTCTAACTGTATTCTTGCAACTGGAATATCGGCAAATGGATGTGGCTTCTTCATGCTTTTAATGACTCTAGTGTAATGATATGAGCGATGGCAGTTCCTAAATCTTCTTCCCGATTAACCAATGTCAATGTAGTGCCAGCAGAATCTGTATGTCGTCTTCGCAACGAATGTTCTACTACATATCCCCCGTTTGCTGGATAAATTACAAAACTAATCGAGGATTTAGAATCTATGTAGAGGTTAGGTTTTTGACCCGTCGAATTCAGTACGTAAATATGATCTTTATTTTTTTGATTAAATAGTTTTCTAAACCATTTCATTTTCATTTTCCTTTTCTACTTTTCCAAGCCAAACCTCGCTTAAACCAATTGGTCCGGCTATAGTTGGCAACTCGCCTAGTTCTTCTAGCTCTTGATCGTTATAGCTTACTCTAGTCACTAAATCCCAGCCGTCAACACTATTCATTTGAAATGTCAACCTATTAGGATTAAAACTATCTGCCTCGAACTCGTAGCTTTGAAACAATCCCTTCTCCTGTAACTGTATAGCAATATAGGTGTCACCATCATCAAGAAATTCATCCGTGAAGAATTCTTCTGTTGATTCAAAGGTCGCCCCCATGTTAGACAACACTGAAGACCCTACATTATCGAGAATCACTTCATCACTTTGTGTCACTGTCAGGTAAAGAGAATCTACAGGTACTCCGTACTCATGTGAGACATAGGCGTATTCAGCCCATTCACCTGGTTCAAAAGAACGAATATCTTTTGGAATATCAACATCTTTATTTTCAATGAAGAAGTCTTCGTTCCAAACATAGTCGGCTATGTCTAGTGAGTCGTCGATGAACCGATTATAAAATTCACGATTGACTTTGCCGATTAAAGCTTCTCCGCCACAACCGGTAATTTCGATTCTATACTTCACACTTATCTCTCCTCTTGTAAGATGTCTTGCGCAACGTGATTTTTATATTTGGGTACATCGTTCTAATAACACCGTTGATGTCCGAATGCTTGTGTTGCCGTTGAAACTTCGCTACTACTTCTAAATTAACCATTATTATTTCCTGTTAGTACTATCATGTGCGTTATTAGAATAGATCACCAAGCATTCCCGTAATCTACGACTTCGCAGTTTCTACTAATTTCTTTTACGAAGTACACGCAACGAGGTTTAGGAGTATCATCTAACGGAACACACAAAAATTGTCCGTTCTTAAGCCTAGGTGCATACCAAGTGACATCTGGGTATATGTCAAGAATTTCGATCAGTTGAAACGTAGGAGCAAATGATGATAAGGGGTTGAATTCAAACGCATGAAATCCCCTATCATTCAGACTAGAAAGAGGAAGTGTTTCTAAGTCTCCGTGTTCCTGTTCACCGATAAGAACTTGCCAATCAATCGGCATCTTGATTGTTCTATTTCCGATCTTCAGTACTAGTGCAGGAGAATTGAATGACTCTAGAAAGATCAATGGAATGTAATGATAATCCACATTTGCCGGCACAGAGTTATCTAGAATCGCAAATCTCAAGTCGTCTACTTCTTCGGGAAGAGTCTCTAGATTGTAGTATTGGTTTTCTAATGTTAGGATGCGCAGGGTTTTTCTCCAATATATCTTTTCATATTATTATCATAATATATATGTTGTAAAAAGTCAACACATTAATAGTCCAATTTAAAAGAAAGATCAATAATCTAACTTTTCTATAGAGGTAGGGTACTGTGCATCCTTGTAGAAAGCTTTTCTTTGAGTAAGGTGCCTCTTTGCAAACTTACATGTTGAGGTGATGTCCCAAATTTGCACAAAATCTTTGTCTGATGCCTTACGAAGTCCTCGACCGATCGATTGAATAACTCGGACAAATGATTTGCCTGGTTCGATCAGTACTACATTGAACAGTCTAGGAACATTAATACCTACTGCCGCTACGCCGTAAGTGCAGATTAATATCTTATCATCACTGGTAGCAATTTCATCATATTCTTCTTTCCTTTCAGTAAGCTTAGTGCTGCCGTTAACAACCACTGAATTAGATAATCTACTAGCAAGCTCTTTTCCCGCATTGACTCGATCAACTAGAACTAATGTATTTCCTGTCTCGTTTACCTTTTGAATCAATTCTGCTATCTTGTCTAGTCGATTGGAATCTTCCAATAGATATTTCAATTCAGATTGATAGTTTGTGAATTCTACTTTATCCTTAAGTTGAACGATGTTCACGTGACATCTAGCAAGGACACCCCTGTCTTGTAATTCACTTGCTGCTAACTTACTAGTGACTGGACCCAACGAAACTAGGATAGACATCTGATCCATCGGTTCTTTGGGAATCGTACCTGTTAGACCCCAGCGAATGGGGATATTACTGAATACACCAGTTAGCATTGTCTTAAGTACCTCAGCTTTAGCTTGGTGCACTTCGTCAACCATAACACAGACAATATCTTCAAAGAAAAATTCATCGGATCCTTCTTCTATATCTGCTGTGTTTTTGAATAGGTTATTTAGCGACTGCCAAGTGCAAATAGTATGTGTCTTACCATAATCCTTGCGATCACCGAAATACACTCCCACGTCAAGTCCTAGATTGACATAATCTGCTTCTGTCTGTACTACTAGGCTCTTGTTAGGGACGATTATAAGAGAACGGCCTAGATGCTCTACAGACTTAGATAGAGCAGCAGTCACAAGAGTCTTGCCCGCCCCAGTCGCGGCCTCTTGAAGCGATTGAGTGTTCTCTAAGAAATTGTTTACGATCTCAATCTGGTAATCGCGCAATATTACGGGTTGACCTGCACGTTCATGACCTTCAGGCCACGCGATACCCGAGAAAGTCTCTTCTGTTACCTTCTCAAACATGAATTCTGGACGTAGAGGTCTACGATCATCTAGTTCAATTTGATAATCATAGTCGATCAATATCGGGATAATTTGATCGAGCAGATTCATATATGTACTACCGGCAAGTGAGAAATAACTGATCTTGCCGTTCCATCGACCTAATCGGACTGCAGGAAGATATCGCGCACCAGGTTTCTCGAATTCAAACTTTTTATGTAAAAACTTTCGGACATCGAGGTCTAACCCTTGGATCTTTACGTTAACTTCGTCGTTGATTATGATTTTTGCTAGTTTCATGTGATTTCTATCGGATTAGAATTTTTTAAAATAATGCACTTAGTTATCTTTGGTGCGAGCCCAAAGATATGAGTAACGTTTTGTATTTGGACAAGATTATCGCCCGAATAATCATCTAAAATAACACTCGAAATACTGTGTTCATTTAGTTTACCGAGAATCTGATTTCTAATCGTTCGACCGCTGCCGTATGACATACCCTGACCTAAGGTCACATCAGCACAACCAATGTTTACTAGCCATTGGACTGCGAGTGCGATGTCATTGATGTCTACTTCAGTAATAAATTCTGAGGCAAACTTAAGTTCAGGACGATTGGTTATGATCTTTGAATCTACTTTAATTCCATGTTTCGATAGCAGATATAATGTTTTCATATCCAATTTAAGTTCGACATCCTGTAACAATTCGTGAATTACATGATTGGATGCGGCGATGAAAAGATATCCGTTGTGATCGAACAATGTAGGTTCCCATATGGTCGCGCTATCATAGTAAGATAACTTGTCTAGTATAGCCGAAAGATCGTTGCTATAGCTGACGTTACTGAAATATTTAGGAAGAACATGATGTGCGATTTTGAATGCCGTAGTAGAGAAGGGGGCCCTGTAAACTTTGGAATCTTTGCTCCATTCAAAAGAATTGTCTGAAATCTCTCTGAACTTAGCAATAAACGCTTTATTAAAGGGGACTCTGATTTGAAGTTCACCGTCTATGGTAGACACGAACGCTCCGGTGTATTCTACTGTACTCTCTACGAGAGAGGTATTCCATGGAAGTTTTTTAAGTTCTTCTTTGACTAATCCATTTTTAGTAAGTTGCTTCTTGTACTTACTAATAAGAGTATCAAACAACATTGCCTGATTAGAAGTGATACGGTGAGTGTCACTAATAATTGTTTGCAGGTTGGCCATGAACTTGTAGTCATACTGACTTAATGAGATTTTTCCCTGCAGGAAGAAATAAAGTAAATGTTCTTTGCAATTCATTTTATTATTATATCGCCACCGCACGATAAAATCAACTATATCGGTAAAAAAAAAGAGGGCCGAAGCCCTCTAAGTTAACTGATATCTAGGATATTACCCCCGCTTCATACAAGTACTTTGAGCAAGATTGGCCCAGTTCTTCGGCGAAACCTTGACGAGGTCAGCGATCTTGAGTGCCATACGGATAGACAATTCACGCAGCTTATTCTTGTTTGCTTCCATATACGTAAGGACCTGTGCACCCTCATTGTTTTGGAAGTTGTAGTCACTGAACAGTCCGCCTTCTGCATCGCGATCAACCTGACGGATCCTAAGCATCATGTCACGAGCAGTATCAATCGTCAGATCGAGGAAGTGGCAACGAGACTGAAGGGCTTCAAGGTGATCTTGCAGACGCTTAGACTTGATATGGTCGAACTTAAGGTTCGTGATAAAGATACACGAGCCATTAAAGTTGAAGCTATTGGGAATGCCTTCTTCACGCAGCAAGCGAGAATCCGAATTCCAACAAATCTTACGACGCTTTCCGCTGTCAAGAGCCGCCTTCAGAATGTTCAACGCAAGATCATCCATGAACACGCTATCACAGTCGTCGAAAACCAAGATGTTCTTTTTGTCACTATACTTGTAAAGCTGGGTATACAGACCAAGAGCAGTCATCGCACCCTTGACAACTTCATACCGAATACGATTGCCTGCAATCTTGTCAAACATCGAAGCCTTTTCAAGCTGCTGCTCTACCCCGAAACTCTTACCAACACCCGGAGGTCCCGAGACGATCATCGCGCGAATATCGCCGCTAATGCAGGCCGAAGACATCTCGTCGAGGATCTCGAACCGAGTAGCAATACGGTTCATTGCTTCTTCGTCAGTTTCCTCTGCCTTGACTTCGGCAGTGATCGGTTCTCCGTCGATCTCAAACTCGTCAGGACCGTTAACCTTGATCTTGATGTCTTCGATAGCCACGGGAAAAAATCCACCGTTCTTCACAGTAATGTATCCACCCTTTGCACCGGTTTGAAATCCCTTAACGAGATCGAACCACGCATCGATTACGGGATAGTTACGATATTCACCGGACTTAACGAGGACACGAGACATGTTCATTCCTTTTGAATCGTTTCTATAATTCAATGTAGCAAAAGGGGCATCTGATGTCAACCTTTTATTTTCGTATTCGGACAAAATAATGTTGATAAAGATTTCAAACAGGTCCGCGTCGGCAGAAGTGTTAGCGTTAGTAGCAGCATGAGCAGTGGTAGGATAAGGGTTGCGGAACGTCGTGAATGAATGGCGCTCGTGTGCGGGTACCAAAGCAAGTGATGCATCGCGAGCAGCATAATAAGCAGTATCAGCAGCACTAGCAGCAGCAGGAGCAGCAGGAGCAGCACGAGCAGCAGCATCAGCCGCAGCAGCAGCAGCAGCACGAGCAGTAACCAAATCACCATTACCATTCAAGGCATCGATGACCTGTCGACAGGCATCTTCTACCGTTTGCCAGTAATCAGGAATTGGAGTCGACACAATCTTGATTTTCGCCATAGCCATGGCATATTCGATACACGCGATACGAAACTTGCGCATCACTATATCTATATCGATAGTATTCCAAGTAAATGAAGTACTGTTGAACTTTTTCTTGAATTCTACCGTATCGAAATGGCGCATCAGGTCGTTGAACTGCTCGGGCGGTTCACAGAGAACCGCCCACATCTCAGCTTGATGGTCAATCATTTTGCTGCCGTTTGTTTGTTTATGATTCATAATAGCGAGAGACGAATATGAAGTCAACCGAAATCGCAACTAGATACTAGGCTTATCGCGATTTTCTGCCATCGCCTTGCTAACACGAATCCGTTCTTCTTCGATCTCTTTAGGTGTCATCGCCGTGTTCTGATAACTACGAAGATTGGCTAGTTCACCTAGT